CCCTTTACCCTATTATCACCTTTATATTATCACCCTTTCTCTTTTCTCTATTGTACTTACATTACTATATAGTTTTAGTTAATTTTATTGTTTTTTTATAGCTTGGTTTTTTTCTTTTTTTTGAAGGTTGGTTTTTATACTGTTTTTAAGCCCGTATTTTTATTATCACAAATTAATCTAAGTTTGATAATTTAATTTAAGATTGTTGTTTTATGGCTATGTATCAAGGTGGTGGTTTTTGGTGATAATGATTTTGTATAGTATCTTTGATTATGATTTTGAAGTGAGGTTTATTTCACTGATAAACGAAGGGATGTAGATTACTCCTGTGCATACCCAAAAGCGAATATCTACCAACGTCGGTTTCGTATAAACCAGGGATTTGCCCTTTTACTTTAACCAGGACAATCGGCCTGAAACATCGGCCAACCAAAAGGGATAAATACGTAAATAGCGTTGATTAAAACAAAATAGGCTTTTTTTAGATAATCAAAAAGGGGTTTATGATTTTTGATATTGAAATAACAAGCAAAGTTGATTACTCTTTGATATTTTTTTTTAATTATATTCCCCCTTTTTGATTTTCTTTTTTTTAGGTTAACTGATGAGTGCTTTTATAGCCGAAATACATTTGATAATGTATCTTAACCAATTAAAACTTAATACAATGAAAACTAAACTTATTAATCCTACTTCAAAAGAAGTGGAAATGTACACAATGGAAGACTATGATGATATGTTAGATGAATGTTATCCTGAATTTATGGGGTATCTTCCTTCGGATATCTTACAAAGTGTTGATCCTACCGCTTATCGTTGCGGATTTAATGATTATCAGGAATACAAAACTGTATATGTTTGCCCATGTTGCCATCTGGAATACGATGATTTTGATGATGCAAAATATTGTTGTCAGGTTGATGATGAATTATAATGTTTCAATAAAAATATAAGTTTATCCGCTATTCACATTGGATAGCGGATTTTACAGGTATAAACTAAAACTTTTTAATCATGAAAAACATCATAGGAATTTGGCCAAATCTTTTTAGGGCTATTGAAATTGCAAAAACAGGAAATTTTAGTATATCGATTTGGTTTGATAAACAAGAATACCCTAACGCTGAAAGTGATTATCAAACAATCAAAGATTTTTGCAAAGGGTTCTTTGGTAACTTTTCAAAAAATGGGGATATAAACATAGAATTATCAAAACCAGCCCTTTCGTTTTTTGAAAATGAAAAACACTTTGAAACTATTGAAGATATTAAAAAAAGAATTATTAAATCAAAACAATCCCCGTCTCCTGTTTGGAAACCGGATATTGGTATAAACAGTTTATTAAAAAATGCAATTGATAAACTTGATTTGTCGTTATCTCGAATTGATTTAATTGAAAAAATCAGTAATGTAATTGCTCAAATGGAATTTAGTAAGATTATTACAGCTTGCCATATCGCGGAAGCAATACAATACAGTTTTGTTTGGGACAAAGAAAATAAAACCAATTTTGAAAATAAAGCTATGATTATAATTACTTTAAAAAACGGTATTATAGGTATTGAAAGAATTGCTACAGATGAAGAAATAATCTTAAAAGATTATGATGTACCTATTGATAATTTGCCATCCGAAATAAAAAAAGATGAATCAGGGTATTTTGTCGAATCTGAATTATAGCTAAAAACATGTTTAATCATGCGTAGGTTAAACTTACGATATAGATTTGTACAATTACATGTCTTTAGTTTAAATATTCAATTTAACAACCTTTAAATCATGAAAAACTTATTTTTAATAATCGAAAAATATGACGTGAAAAAATCGCGTGAACATTTAAACACATTAAAAGGCTCTTTTATTCATCCTAATGTGTTTAAAATGGAAGTTGCAGAGGAAAATTTTAACGGCACTATAAACGGAATTGATTTTATCTTGTCCGGGATTAACTATGATATTATTGTAAATGATTTATTTTCTATTAACTAAAAAAGAACTTAACAAAATGAACTACAATAAAGGAAAACATATCGAATGGTGGCAAACATTATCCGCACCTGAAAGATTCAGGTTTATGAACAAACACGATTTTAAGCACGTAACGGGTAAATTGATTTATACAGTATGGAAATGGGAATTAATGAACAAAATTTCAAATAACTACAAAACCGCAACTGACATACATACTTTGTTATGTGCTATTTGTGGTAGTAATAAAAACATTGAGTTTGTTAAAATTACAAACTGTAACCTATGTAAAAAATGTAATAAAAAACTTGCAGACAGTTTTGAATATGCTATGAGAATGGATAGATCAGATTATCCTGAATTATAAATAGCACATAACTAAATAACAATAGCTAAAAAACAATGATTAAAGCGTGTAAACCGTGCGTGGGGCTACGGCCCCGGTTTACTTAAAACTTTTTAACCATGAAAACATCAATCCTTACCTTAACACAATGCTACGTAAACGATAATAAATCGTTTATAAAAGGAAACGTAGCCGAATACCTAATTTCTGAAGCTTACAACAACGATAACTATTTTTTTTGGTACCTATCTGATGAAGAAATCGAAGAAATAAATGGACACCCGGAATTGTGGACAAAAAAATGGGACGAAGTCGTTTATTTCATAAACTTTAATTTCAACTATGAAATTTAAAATATTACATAATATAAACCAAATACTTAAAACTTTTTAACCATGAAAACTTATATTAAAAAAGCAACAGACTTTTTAAAAAAGACAAAAACAACATTTAAAACAGAGTATTTAAAAACAGATAAATACTTTCCTGATGACAAAGAAGAGCGAGATATTTATAATATCACTTTAATTCGTGGCCCCCGCTCGTATTCTTTTACGTTCGGACAAAGCATACTCGAAAGCAGAAAAATTAGTCGTAAAATGCCTAATGAATATGATGTTTTAGCATGTTTAACAAAACATGATCCTGGAACATTTGAGGATTTTTGCTCTGACTTTGGATATGATACTGATAGTAAAAAAGCTGAAAAAACATACAACGCTGTAAAAGATGAATATTCGAGCGTTTGTTATCTTTTTTCAACTGATGAAATTGAAGAAATGCAAGAAATAGAATAATAATAATAATCACTTTAAAACTTTTTCAATTATGATAGTAATTATTTTAATCTTTAGTGTTGCTTATATTTCTGCTTGTTTTTTTACCAGAAATTTTCATTTTCAAAAGTAAATTTGTTTTTTCATTTAGTTTTATTGGTTTGCCCCGGTATCTTTCGAGTGCCGGGGTTTTGGCGGTAGAAATTAAAAACTTACTAAAAATAGATATATGGACAGAGAAATTAAATTTAGACTTTACAGTAATACATTAAAAGTGATGTATTCGCCCGAAACTGAAATTGCTTATTTATGGTCAATTAAAGAAGCTTCAAATGGGAAAGTAAAAGTAGATGATGGGGATATTTTGATGCAATTTACAGGACTTAAAGACAAAAATGGGAAGGAAATTTACGAAGGTGACATTTTTAAACTTGGTACCGAAAAAGAAATATTTGAGGTTCACTTTGAATATGGTTGTTTTATGGCATTTTGTAACGGTAAACAATACGGATTAATTGGCGAATTACAAATATGCTTTATTGATGTAATTGGTAATATTTATCAAAACGCTGAACTTTTGCAAGTAGCTGTTTAATGTCGCCCCTAACATCTAAATAATAACAGTTTAAAATTCTAATCATTATGAAAAAAGTATTTTTTATTATCAACCCAAACGATGTAAAAGAAGCAAAAAAACATTTAGATACTATTCTTGAGGGAAAGTATATACTGCCTACTGTTTTTAAAATGGATATAGCAAGTGAAAAACTTGATAGTACTATTGATAGTATAGAATATATCTTGGCCGGTATTGATTTTGAAGTAGTAATAAATGAAAAGTTTTCTGAAAATTAAAAACTTCTTATCATATGACAAGAAATATAATTTACACATTTGTTTTACCAAACATCTACACAAAACTATTATTATATAATGATTGTACAGGATTATTTGAAAAAGAAAAAAAAGAACTTTTCCTATGGTTAAAAAATATGCGGATAGATTCTTTTTCACATATAATTAACTCCCCTGTTTACTATTCAAAAAACAATGATCTTAATAATTCTCCCGGTTTGGTAAAAAAATTTTGTTTTATTAAAACTATTAAAAATTAATTTAATCATTATGAAAAACTTTAGATTTTATGTAGAATATGATTCTACAAAAGAAAAAAGAAAAGCAACCCGTAAAAATTTAGGTAACCATACAGGAAATTGTTTAGCTATACTTCTTGACGGTAATAAGCCTTTATATCATAACAATTCTACAACCATAGATTGTATATCAGGTGTTTCTTTTATACGTAATTCTAATTGTTGTTTTTCCGGATGTTCAACTGCTTATTTACATAATAATTGTAAACGAATATCTGAAAAACAAGCAAAAGAAATTCATCCTAAATTATTCAATTATTTAAATAATTAATTAAATTATATATTTGTATTAGGTTTTTTCATAGGTTAAATTAGATTTTACCTCGTATTCGTTAAGGATACGAGGTTTTATAGGTACAAATCAATTAAATTTAATCATTATGAAACTATATAAAGAAATTCTAATAAATTCTTTGATAAAAGAACAAAACATAACCTCAAAAAAAACTGCCAATTTACTTACACAAATGAATTTCAACCAATTAAATTTTTTGAAAAAAAAATTAGTATTCACTAAAAATAAGCAAAAATGAAAAAATCAATATTAATGTTAATAATGATTATTGTTCCTTTGTATGCTTTTTCTCCTATAAATGATAAAATTTTTAACATATCATGGTATGAAAAATTAAAAGTTTTATCAGAAAAAAACGAATATGTGCATAAAATAATTAAAACAATATCCTGGCAAGAATCACGAGGAAATAATCAGGCACATGGGGGATCCGGTGAAAGAGGGGAATATCAAATAATGCCAGCTACATGGAATTATTGGTGTGTCAAATATTTTGGGCACCATTTAAAAATGACCATAGAAAATCAAAACAAAATAGTAAATATTGTTATTACAGATTGGGTTGATGCTGGTTACACTATACAACAAATTGCTGCTAAATGGAATTCCGGGACACATGTTAACTGGAAAAAGAAAATAGGTATCAATAGGTATGGTGTGGCGTATAATGTGCCTAAATATGTACAAAATTTTGTAAAGCGATATAATAAAATCAAAAACAATTCTTAATATTTTTAAATTTTCTAATCATGAAAAAAATAAATAATTATTGGATCGATGAAAACAATAATAAATGGAACTGTATATTTGAAACAGAAGAAACAGCCATTTTAAAAAGTAAATCTTTAGTAAATTGCAGTGATTGCAGTGATTGCAGTGGTTGCAGTGATTGCAGTGGTTGCAGTGATTGCAGTGGTTGCTGTGATTGCAGTGGTTGCTGTGGTTGCAGTGATTGCAGTAGTTGCAGTGGTTGCTGTGGTTGCTGTGGTTGCTGTGGTTGCAGTGGTTGCAGTGGTTGCAGTGGTTGCAGTGGTTGCAGTGGTTGCAGTGATTTTGAAGAAAACCCACAGCGAATTGTATCTTCAAAAATAGGATCAAGAAATGCGCAAACTACTGTATATTGGACTGATAAAAAAGAATTGGTTATATGTGGTTGTTTTAAAGGGACTATTGATGAATTTAAAAACCGTGTAATTACTGTATATGGTGAAAATTGCATATATGCAAAGCAATATTTAAATTTCATCCAAAAGGTAATAATATATAAATCTTAAAACAAAATGCAAAGCACAACTTACCCTAAAGTAATGTTTAAAACCGCATCCCTTGTTACAAATGAAAAAGGCATGTTAGTTATCAAAATCAAATTTCCTTTCAATCATAATGATTTAAACAATATTCGAACATTGTATGGTAGAAAATATCATAGTGGATTAAAATGTTGGTCTTGTCCATTATCTGTTGAATCATTACAAATATTAATTTCCTGGGGGTATTCTATAGATGATAAATTAAAAGAGTATTATCAAAACACACAAGAATTAATCAAAAAAACAAAGTTTGCTGAAATGGAAAAAATAAACTTGTCTATCCCGGGTTTAAAAGGAAAATTGCGCCCATTTCAAAAAGCAAGCGTTATTTTTGCAGATGCAAAAAATGGAAATATTCTTAATGCCGACGATATGGGGTTAGGCAAAACAATTGAAACAATTGCATACTTACAACTAAGAAAAGAAAAATTGCCAGCTTTAATAGTAACACCAGCAGCTGTAAAAATTAACTGGAAAAGGGAGATCCAAAAATGGATGAGCCCAACTCCTAACGTTCAAATTTTGTCAGGGGAAACCCCTTTTAAAATACATGCTGATATTTGCATTATAAACTATGATATTTTAACGCATTGGACAAATGTAATAGGAAAATACCCTTTTAACATGATTATTGCTGATGAAACGCAAGCGATAAAAAACAGCTCCGCCAAAAGGACAAAAGCTTTTAAAAAAATTAAAAAAAGTATTTCAACTTTTATGGCCTTGACCGGAACCCCTATTGAAAACCATCCATCAGAATTATATAATACAATTAACATGATTAATCCTGCTTTATTTCCTGTGGCATGGGATTTTTATTGGGAATTTTGTAATCCTGTTAACAATGAGTATGGGTGGACTTATTCAGGGGCGACAAATATTCCGAAATTACATAAAATATTAACTGAATCAATTATGTTGCGACGGTTAAAAAAAGATGTTTTATTAGAATTGCCTGAAAAAACAACATCTTTTATACCCATTGAATTAACTAATCAAAAAGAGTATGATTTTGCTGAAAAAGATTTTATACAATTTGTAAGAGAACAAAAAGGGCATGAAGCTGCTGAACGTGCAAGCAATGCAGAATCAATCCAAAAAATAGAAACTTTAAAACAACTTGCTGTAAAAGGAAAACTAAAAGGTGCTATTAATTGGATTAAAGATTTTCTTGAATGTGATAGAAAATTAGTTATTGTAACTACCCATACTTTTGTCATCGATGAACTTATAAAAGCTTTTCCCGGAATCAGCCTTAAACTTGATGGGACAATAACAGGAGAAAAAAGACAGGAAGTTGTTGATAATTTTCAAAAAGACCCTGTTTATAAGTTATTCATCATGAACTTAAAAGCAGGTGGGGTAGGAATAACTTTAACTGCTTCAAGTGATGTGGTAATGTTAGAACTTGGTTGGAACCCAAAAATAATGGATCAAGCCGCAGATCGGGTACATCGTATTGGACAAACACGTGGGGTAAATATCTACTATTTGCTTGCACTTAATACAATTGAAGAAAAGATTGCCGAACTTTTAGACAAAAAAAGAAAAATAATCGACGGTGTAATTGATGGAATTGAAACCGGAAAAGAATCACTACTAATGGAATTAATGAACTCTTATATTGAATTAGATAAAATGATAACAACAGCAAAAGAAATAAAAAAAGAAATGCAAGATTCAGGAAAATTTACATTTCATAAAAAATACAATTGGGAATAATAAAACTTTTTAATCATGAAAACAATAAAAAAGAAAAAATGTGATTCATGTGGTAAGTATTTTGTTACAAAAGCATATCCAATATATGACGAAAACTATAATGTACAACCTGGATTATTTCATTGTGGTTGTGCTTTTTCAACTTAAAATAATGCCACTTGAATCAAATTAATTATGAACATCATACAATTATTTGAAGATTTTTCAATTCCTTATGTAACCGAAGGGAATAAACACACTTCACAAGGATGGGCAAATATACATTGCCCATTTTGTGAAGGTTCACAAAATTACCACTTAGGATTTAATCTAAGTGGTAATTATTTTACTTGTTATCGTTGTGGGTGGCATTCCATAAATGATACTATAATTGCTTTGTTAAATATTAATTGGCAACAAGCAAAAGAAATTATTAACCAATATGGAGGACATACATACATTAAACATATTGAAAAATTATCACATCAAAATACTAAACCACATAAATTGCCAAGCAACACCATGCCTTTACAAAAAACCCATAAAAAATATTTGGAAAAAAGAGGGTTTGATCCGGATTTTTTAGAGCAAGAATGGAAATTAGTTGGTACAGGTCCTGTTAGTACCCTTAAAAAGGATGATTATATGCTTGATTTTCGATTTAGAATCATTATCCCATATATTTGGTCAGGGAAACAAATATCGTTTGATGCTCGCGATATAACAGGCAAAACTTCTGTAAAGTATATGGCATGTCCATTAGAGCGTGAAATAATCCCGCACAAGAGCATTTTATATGGAAAACAAGAAAGTTGGGGAACTACCGGAATTTGTGTAGAGGGTACTACAGATGTGTGGAGACTTGGTAGATATGCTTTTGCTACTTCCGGGATAGCTTATACACCAAAACAAGTAAATTTAATTGCAAAAACGTTTAAACGGGTTGCTGTTTTGTTTGACGAAGGAGAGGAAAAAGAAAAAGGTTTTTTTGATTTAAAAACAATCAAAAAAAATCTTGCCCTTAGCAAAGAAATTCAGTCAAAACAACAAGCTAAATCACTGATAGCAGAATTACGGTTTCGTGGAATAGATGCTTTTAAAGTTTCCATTAAAGGGGATCCGGCATCTTTGTCTCAAAGTGAAGCAGATTATTTAGTTAAACAATTAATATCTTAAAACCATGAAAAAAATTTATATTGCTGTAAATATGATGGAATGTAATGATGTGGAAGATTATATCCCTGAAAATTATACAAAAACACAAATCATAGCTTATTTAGATAATAAATTAAGTAAAAATAAATGGCTTGTGTATAATTTTGAACCATTCAATCAAATAGATTATGATAATCCGATCTAAATATTCTTATGTAGGAAAAAAAATCAGAATAACTGAAGTCTGGCCTAAAGGGGAAATCTACGAAAACCTGCTCCCAAATACCATGCACAAAATAATAAAACCACCTGGCATTACTAAAAATAGTGAAAAAGGGGTTTGGGTAATGGGAAATGGTTATCCTGCTTATATTATGCAAAATGAGTTTAATTACATCAAATACACACGTACAAAATAATGGAAACTACATTCACAATATCATCAATGTCTGCAAAACCTTCTTCTATAGATTTAAGAAGAAAGAATATCAAATATCTATTTGTAAATACAATCCATGCAATGAATGTTGTAATTGAAAAATATGATTATTGTTTTTCAAGATTATGTGCATTTAGTAAAAATAAACATGACTATCATATTTTACATAAAAGAGCATTACAAGAATGTATCAAATTATTAACTTAAATATTTTATTTATGAAAACAATTTTCACAAAACAAGAAATTTTACAAAGTAAAGGGTGTTATACCACAAAACAAGTAGAGCAATTATCTTTTATCAACAATCAGGAAATTGATATTCAAACAATTTTTGAATCTGAAATTTCTATAAAAGATAAAAGATGGTTTATTTATAATAACTGTGATTTAACATTAGATGAAAAGAAAAAATTAAGTTTACAATTAGCTTGGGCAGTTTTACCTATTTATGAAAAAAAATATCCAAATGATTTACGAATAAGAGAATGTTTACAAGCTACAGAAGATTTTTATTCTGGAAAAGTATCACTTGATTTTTTAATAGAAAAAAGAAAAGCAGCTGCTTATGTTGCTTATGTTGCTTATGTTGCTACTTATGTTGCAAAAGAAACTTATTCTCAAAAATTACAACAAATATTCATTGATTTTATAAAATAAAAAATTATGGTACGAACAACTAAACCTACATCACTTCTAAAAAGTGATAGTATAAGAATCAGAATAATTAGAAATGCAATGGCGCATAACAATTGTTTATCATGGGAATATCTTTGTTTTAAAACAAATGAAATATTGTTATGTTTTTGTCATCCAAACGACCGGGAACAATTTGAATCTGAACTAAGAATAAATAAATTAAGTTCTTAAAAAATAGATAATTAAAAATTTTATTTGGTTTTTTATTTATGAAGGTTTATATTTACAAAATATTTTTGAAATCTATTTGTTGTGTGGCCGCAACAATTAAAATATTATAGTTTTGTAAACATAAACCTGATGGAGAGTAAGGGGGCCACACCTGAAATCCCTCGGGTTTTTTAATCCCCCCTTCTGTATGGTACGAACAAAACATTCAAAAATACAAAAAAATACCTATGACTATAATCAAAACGAAGAACCTATCGTTTTATCAAAACATTTAATGGATATTTTATTGATGCAACCAAATTTTGCAGAATTATTTGCATTATATGGATTCTATTATTATACTGCAAAATGGCAAAAAACAAATCAACCAAAAGCAACATCAACTTATGTGCAGAATGGGTTACATTGGGGGAAAAATAAGGTACAATCAATAAAAAAGAAATTAAAAATGTTAGGTTTAATTGAAGATATACAAACTAAAAATAAAAATAATCAAATTAAAAATCATTATATTAAAGTGAATTTTATTTGGAGCAAAAACCACCTACCTGATAATAGGGTGGGTGGAGCCACCCACCCTGTTTTGCCACCGGTGGCAAAATCGGCCGTAAATGCTTTAAGTTCTAATATAAATATAAATGCTTTAAGTTCTAATAAAAAAAATAAAATAAATACTCTTTGTCCACCACCTTTTTCCAAAGAAAAAAACAAAGAATATATTCCATTAGCAGAAAATTTATCTAAAATTATTTGTTCCAATAAAAACATTAAAATTACACCAAATCGTTTACAAGCATGGGCAAATGATATTAGAAAATTAATTGAAACAGATGGTGTGAGTTATTCCCGAGTAAGAAAAGCATTGAATTGGTATGCAAAAAACATAGGAGGGACATATATTCCAGTTATTGAATCAGGTTCTTCTTTACATGCTAAGTTTATTCGTTTAGAAAGTGCAATGGAAAGAGATGGTTATAAAAATACAAATAATTACAAATCAAACCCAAATTCTATAGGGACATTAAAAAACGGGAATAAGCCAACAATGAAATACAAAGAACCAGAATTAATAATCAATAAATATTAATATGAAACAATATACCCCGGAAGAAAAAAAGCAACGAAGAATTGTTGAATGGGACGAAACTGAGTTTAATTTACAAACGCAACAATTTTCTAAACGAATCCAAAAAGATATAAACACCCTTCCGTTTCCAAAAATAGATACTATACAAAGTTCTTTTGTTTCTGGAAAAATAGGTTCCGGTAAAACTTTATATGCTGTTTTTATGATGCTCACTTATCTAAAAAATAATTTTATACATGCTGATTGGGGAAAAACAGCAGAATTTATTTCAATTCCTGATTTTTTATTGAAACTTAAAATGTGTTTCAATTTTAATTTAAAAAATGATAAAGAAGAAAAAAACTTGAGTGAGTTCGAAATAATTTCTAAATACAAGAATCTTGATTTTTTAGTTTTTGATGATTTTGGGGCAGAAAAAACAACAGAATGGGCATTACAAACACTCTACTTAATTATAAACCATCGTTACGAAAATGAAAAAACAACAATTTTTACTTCTAATTTTACTTTACCAGAATTAGCTGAAAAGTTAGGGGATGAAAGAATTACTTCACGAATACAACAAATGTGCAGGATAGTAAAAACTAATGATATTAATTATAGAGAAGTATGATAGAGGAAAGAAAGATAATCATAGGGCTTATTACAAGCACTGAATATACTCAGAGAATTAAAGATTATTGGACAATTCAATTATTTGAATCATCTACAGCAAAAAGAATTGCTGCATGGTGTATGGAATATTTTGATAAATATTCCAAAGCACCCGGAAGAGAAATAGAGACGATTTATTACAAAAAGAAAGAAAACGGTTTACCGAAGGATTTAACCGAAGAAATGGAAGGGTCTATCCTGCCAGGATTGTCGGAAGAATACGAGCAAGAAGGGGTAAATGTAGATTACCTGGTGGACATTACCAAGCAATACTTCAATGAACGTCATATGCGAAAGCATTTTGAGGAAGTAATAAATTTGTTAGAAGTAGGAAAATCATTAGAAGCGGAAAAATTAGCAACGACATTCAAGCCAATGGCAAAAGATTCCGGGCAATGGTTTGACATGTCTGATAAAAACGTTTTAACTAAAGTTGAACATGCTTTTAATAATACTTCTGAATGTTTAATTAAATACAATGGTGCTTTGGGTTCTTTTTGGAATAGCGAATTAGTCCGCGGAGGATTTGTTGCTTTGTTGTCCCCTGAAAAAAGGGGGAAGACGTGGTTTATGGTTGATATGGCGATGCGTGCGGTTAAACAAGGCAAGCGTGTCGCTTTTTTTGAAGCAGGGGATATGAACGAGGATCAATTGCTAATTCGTATTTCCATTTATTTGGCGTGTAAATCAAACAAAAAAGAGTACAGTGGAACAATATACCACCCTGGGGTAGATTGTGTGTTTAATCAAGCGGATTTGTGTGATAAAAACGATCGTAGGAACTGCTATGGTGTGTTTAAAAAAAATAAAATAGAAACTTTGGAATTAAGAAAGGAGGTCACAAAAAAAGAATTGGTTGAAGCGTATAAAAAAAACACAGATTACATCCCATGTACAGCTTGTGATGAATTTAAAATGAATAATTGGGGGACTGTATGGTTAAAAGAAATTGATGTAGGGGAACCATTAACAGTAGATGAGGCAATAAAAAAAATAACAAACTTTTTTATAAAATATAAGCGACAATTTAAAATACATACCACACCAAGTGGCACATTGACTGTAAAAAAATCTTTAAGCATAATGGATATTTGGGAAAAAGAAGGGTTTATTCCTGACGTTGTGTTTTATGATTATCCAGATATTATGACAGATGAATATGAAAAAGAACAACGAACAAAACAAAATAAAATATGGATGGATATGCGGGGTGTCTCAGATATTCGTCATTGTTTAACAATAACAGTTACACAATCAGATGCGGATAGCTATGAGCATGATTTATTAAAATTAAGAAATTTTTCTGAGGACAAGCGCAAATATGGTCATGTAACTGCTTTTTATGGGTTAAACCAAGATCACCATGGTAGAGAAAAAGAAATAGGGGTGATGCGAATAAATCAATTAGCTATTCGTGAAGGGGAGTACAATATTAAAAACCAGGTGCATGTTTTGCAGAATTTAAAACGTGGGCGACCCTGCCTCGGTTCATACTGGTAAATCATTTTTAATTTTAAAACTTAAAATTTATGAACACATTTTTACCTTACCCGGATTTTTTACATAGCGCTAAAGTTATGGATAAAAAGAGATGTTGGAAACAAGTTGTAGAAGCTAAACAGATAATCTCAATATTATCACATTTAGAAGAATGTCCAAAAGATAAAGTACCATGGGGAGAACATCCAGCAGTTAAAATGTGGGTGGGGTATGGTTGTGCTTTAAAAGCATATTTTAACATGTTTCTTATTATTTGTAAAACCAAACATAATATCAATACCAAGTATGAAACAATTGCTTTACAAGAAGATGATTTATTTGGGAAAATATGTGGTTCTGTTTTGGATTTACAATATTCCCTTCCTTGGTGGCTTGGTAATGGAGACTTTCACCGTGCTATGCGATCGAGATTAATAGAAAAGAATAAAGAATTTTATCTTCCATTGTTTCCAGAAGATAAAGGTTTTAATAATGGGAAATACCTTTGGCCCGATATGAATACTAAAACTTTTAAAACTATTTAACAACAGGTAAATAAATGTTTTAATAAAATATTTAAAAAAATATTAAAAAACATTTGTTTTATATAAAATCAGAATGTATTTTTGTGATTCAAAATTAATATTAATTTAAAATTTTTAAAAATTATGAGTATAACAGTAAAACAGTTAAGAAATGTTGCTGAAGAATTGATTGATGTCCTTGGTTTAATTGATGAGGTTACTGAAGAGCCTATCATAATCCAGAAAAAAGCAACTGAAGATGAGATAGTGGAAATAATCAAAAATGCAGTTATGGAAATGACTGAAGATGATGAAATTTCTGAAGGGGCACATGCAATTATCAATGAACTTATAGCTTCACCAAAAAAGAAAACAGCCCCAACAACAAAAGGTAAAAAAGCTCCAATTGCAGTAGAAATTGAAGAAGAATATGACGATGATATTGAAAATGAGATTAACGAAGTAGAAGAAGAAAAACCTGCAAAAAAAGAATCTAAAAAAGTTCCGGCAGCAGCCCTTGCAAAAGGAAAAAAAGTACCAGTTGTGGTTGAAGAAGAAAAACCAGCGAAAGTAAAAGCAGAAAAAAAGGAGAAGGTTGTAAAAGAAAAGAAATTAAGAGAAAGAAATTCTGATTTTGCAACAGCATTAGAAATTATTGGAAAAAATCCCTGGATGTCATTATCAGAATTAAGAGATAAAATGACAAAAAAAGGGGCCGACCCTAAAAGTAATGGGATAAGAAATGCTAATCTTATTGTAAAACGTGTTTTGGAATTATTAGAAAAAAATAATCATATTACCAAGCCAAAGTAAAAAAACAAACAAAATAACAATCATAAAACGAGAAGGCTTTAAACTCTTCTCGTTTTATTAATCTTAATATATGTGTAAAATAGGATTAATTGATGTAGATGGGCATAATTTCCCTAATTTAGCTTTAATGAAAATTTCCAAATATCATAAAAATTTAGGGGATTCTGTTTCATTTGTTACATTGGGGAATTTTGATAAGATATACATGAGTAAAGTTTTTACATATACTCCTGATTTTAAATTTGGATTTAACGAATCTGCTGTTATTGAAAAAGGAGGGACCGGATATAAGCTATATTCCAAAACTCTTCCAGAAAACATAGATAATTTACCATGTGACTATTCTATTTATCCTCAGTATCCTGATGCTTATGGTTTTCTTACCCGTGGCTGTCCTAATAAATGCGAATGGTGTATCGTACCTCGCAAGGAAGGGATCATTAAACCTTACGCAGATATAGAAGAAATTTTACAAGGAAGAAAGTCTGCAATTTTAATGGATAATAATGTACTTGCCCATGAGCATGGTTTACAACAAATTGAAAAAATAGTTAAACTTAAAATTAAAGTAGATTTTAACCAAGGTTTAGATGCTCGAATAATTGCAAAAAATATTGAAATAGCTGAATTACTTAGTAAAGTAAAATGGAAAAGTGTATTACGTATGGCATGTGATACTAAAAATCAAATACCACAAATTGAAAAAGCATTACAAAACTTAAATAAATTCGGATTTAAAAATTATCGTGTTTTTGTTTATGTTTTAGTAAAAGATATTCCTGATGCTTTAGAACGTGTTAATTTTTTAAAAGAAAAACATTGTAATCCATTTGCCCAACCTTATCGTGATTTTGAAACAAACAAAGAACCTAATATACATTTAAAACGTTTTGCCAGATGGGTAAATCGCAAAGAAATTTTTAATACAGTTTCTTGGGAAAAATATAATGCTTAAAATAGATTAACATGAAAAAAATATATTTAGCAGTCCCATATTCAGCAGACCCAAATTATGGATATTTCTTAGCTAATAATAAAGCGGCAGAATTGATGTTACAAGGAAATATAGTATTTTCCCCTATTTCTCATAGTCATCCAATATCAAAACAATGTGATTTGCCTTTAGACCATGAATTTTGGATGCAACAAGATTTATCTTTTATTGAATGGTGTGATGAGTTGCATGTTTTACTATTATCATGTTGGGAAAAATCAAAAGGTGTAAAAATAGAAATCGCATATGCAAAAATGCTTGGAAAACCTATTAAATATATTCACGCTTAAAACTTTAAATATTATGACAATAGAACAATATAACGAAAAAATAAAATTTTTAAATACTGTTTTTAAAAATGCAAAAAAAGAAGTAGGAAGAGATTTTGCTATTTCAAAAAATACTGTTAAAATAGGTGATATTATTAAAGATCATGCTGGGTCTATTAAAGTTGAAGTTATTCGTATTTATTTTTCTAATCCTCCAGAATGTGTATATAGTGGGGTAGAATTAAGAAAAGATAATACACCAAACAAAAAAGGAACTAAAAGAAGTGTTTTTCAAACTAATATTTTATTAAAATGATTATAAATAAAACAGAATTGTTAAAAGCACTTGAAACAGTCCGTCCAGGGCTTGCAAACAGAGAATTAATAGAACAATCGACATCATTTGCTTTTATAGGGGATAAAATTGTTACGTACAACGATGAAATTAGTATTTCTTATCACGTTGAAGGTTTAGATATAACAGGTGCGGTAAATGCTACTGAATTATATAACCTACTAAGTAAATTAAAAAAAGATGAAATTGAATTAACTGTAGAAGAAACAGAACTTAGGATTAAATGTGGCAGGTCAAAAGCTGGTTTAACATTACAATCAGAAATTAAATTACCAATAGATAGTATTGGTGAAAAAGGCATGTGGAAAAATATACCTGATGATTTATTAAAAGCAATATTTTTTGCAGGTAAAACAGCTTCACAAGATTCAACAAAACCAATTTTAACATGTGTACATGTAAACAAGGAAGGGTTTGTAGAAGCTTCTGATTCATTCCGAATTTCAAAGATAATGTTAGAAGATAAGCTTCCTGTTGAAACTTTTCTTATCCCGGCAATATCAGTTGTAAAAGTAGCTAAAATGAACCCTATTAAAATAGCAGAAGGGAAAGGATGGGTTCATTTTAAAACTAATGAGGGTGTTATAATATCATGTAGAATATTTGCAGATGATAATTTTCCTGATACAGCTTCTTTTTTTAAAATAGAAGGGACACAAGTAAAATTACCAGAAACTACTAAGGAAATTTTAGACAAAGCTATGGTGTTTTGTAAACATAATGGTTTTGAAATGCCTGTAGATATAATTTTAGAAAATAACAAATTTAAAATATCAAGTAAATCAGATAGTGGGTGGTTTGAAGAAGTAGTAAAAATAAAATACAATGAGGAGCCTGTATCTTTTTCAATATCCCCATATTTTTTGAAAGATATACTTTCTGAAACACTTAATTGTATTATAGCAAAAAACAGGATAAAGTTTTCTGGTGATAATTGGACATATGTAACTGTGATTAAAAGTAAATAATGTTAATTATATGAAAACATTTGCAAATTACCTACTACGTAAGCAATGGATTTTACGCATTGTTATGCGCTTTTTAAGCGTGGAAAAACAAGAGCGAATAGTAATTGCTAAATTTAGATCCGAACTTGCTTTTTTCGGACATGATACTTCTAATATGGCAGATGAAGAAATAAAAGAAGCGATGGTGAAAGTTGGTGGAATGATAAGTAAGATTGGATTTACAACCGAAGAAATAATAGATACAATGCGTGCGATAATAATATGAAAAGTTAGCTTTTAGTCACAATTTATAATACTAATTATGAAAGCAATTTTAGAAATACCAGAAAAAGAAATTAAGTTTGAGTTTGATAATTTAACATACAACCAGTTTAGGATGATTGGAAGCAAACCAAATGATGAAATACCAATAATTTTGGAAAAATATCCCATTGATGAACCGATAACGTTAATAACTTCCAATATGCCAGATGTACTTAAAGATGAAATTATCAAACTCATTTCGCAATATTGTGGACATTAAATTGTATCTAATATCGATAACAATAGTTTAAAATTTTAAACTTATCAATTTAGTATAAACTTAAAAAAGACCATAAAGACAATGCATTATTATGTGGCGTTATTATTATGGAAAACTTAAAATGGATTGAAAGCGGTAATGTAACTAAAACATTTAGATTACAAAATGAACCAGAATTAATACACGTAATTAAAACTGGGTTTAAAGATAGATATATAGTTGTGTATGAAGATGCTTATGAACTTAATATTGGAAAAGTTGATTATGGCACTAAAGCAGAAATAGAAGGTATATTTGAAATTACGCTTTAATGTCACTACAAAAACAGACAAATAATGAATAAAGAAAATAGATTTAACGATGAATTACGTCCTTCATTTAGTGTCGGTAGTGGAAAATCGACAGTAGAATGGATGCAAGAAACTGCTCAATTATCTGGATTATCTGATTATGAATTAGAACTTGAAAAAATAGTTGATAAAATAAAAGCCGAATCAAGCACGTTGAAATGTATTCAATTACTAAAATACTTAATTAGTGGCTTTGGAAATTAGTTTGTTTATAATGTTGAATATATGATGTGTAGCCCTCACAAACTTAATAGAATGAATACATTTATCAATTTAGTATAAACTTAAAAACAAATATTATGGGATTCTTTAACAAAATTTTAGTACAGGAAACAAGTACAGGTAATTTGGTAGATATTACCAACTTAGATGAAAAACATTATGAAAGCTTTATTGATGCAATGCAAAAACTACGTGATGCTTACATTGTTGCAAAAGCAAGTAAATCAAAACCAAGAGTATTTGATAACACAGTATCTTCAGTCGGATTAGATATATTAAGCGGGAAGTTATAGCATTGTTTATTACGTGTTATCAGCTGTTTTTTATCTGATTATTAATTAAATACATAAATAAAATATTTAAACAAAATGGTAACAAAAAAAGAATGGTCAGAATTTAGAAGTACAGGTTTGCTTCTTTTCATTAATCAAATATTACATGTGTTTGGGTGGGCAATAGTTTTTGTTATGGATGGTGATGTAGTAAAATCTGTTTATCCTGCCAGAGTTAAATTTCGTGGATTTGACAACGATAGTGTTTCAAAATCATATCAAAAAATTAGTGAATATATGAAAGGCAATGCTTCTGAACTATTAGACGAAGCGAATTCTTAATATGTTTGCTATCATATCAATAACAACAGTTTAAAATATTAAACTTATCAATTTAGTATAAACTTAAAAACAAATATTATGGGAAAACGAAAATATAAAGCAAGCAAAACAATAGAATATGGGATGCTCGACTCCAAAGAAATCCTTGGTAAAAAGATTGTAGATATATACTTACACAAGGATGAAGATGGTGATGAATTACAATTGTTACTTGAAGATGGGAAACAGATTGAAATATGCCTACTTGATAGTGGTATTGTGCATGTGCAGAGTGATTAATGTCACATTACTCATGAGCAGAAACGTAGCAAAAACAACGGTTTAAAATTTTAAACTTATCAATTTAGTATAAACTTAATAGATATAAACAAATGAATGAATTAAACGAAAAACCCACATTACCTATACGCGGTGTTAGTGGCAGTTATTTATTTGATTATCAACTTTTAAAAATTAAAATACAATGAAGAAAATTAGCACACTTTACAAAAAAGACCCGAATGATTTAAGCAGGGTAATTAATGAAATTGCACCCGAAAACAAATGGGTAATTGATGGCGAAGGTATTCCTACACGCAAGTTTGATGGAACTGCCACCGCAATTATTAATGGCGAATTATATAAACGCTATGATGTAAAAAAAGGCAAACAAGTACCAGCAAATGCGATACCATGCCAAGAACCTGATGAAATAACAGGACACTGGCCACATTGGATTAAATGCGACCGAAATAACCCAACCGATAAATGGCATTTTGTTGGCTTTGATGCCTTAAAAAACAAAGAAAATGGAACTTACGAACTTTGTGGCGAAAAATTACAAGGAAACCCAGAACATTTAACTGGGCATATTTTAGTTAAACATGGAATTGAAATATTGCCAGTAACTGACTTTTCTTTTGATGGGTTAAAAAACTACTTATCAAACTCAGAATTAGATATTGAAGGAATTGTTTTTCATCACAAAACCGATGGGCGTATGTGCAAAATTCGTAAATGCGACTTTGATATCAAGCGGGCGGTTTTATAATTGGCACTAACATCTAAATAACAACAGTTTAAAATATTAAACCGTACAATTTTAATTATGAATATTATAGAATCAATAAAATCATTTGAATTTGACGAAAATAGAAGAAAAATTTTCGGTATTAAATCAGGCATTGTTTGGGGCCATTCAAATAAAAGTAATTCATCTTTTCCGATGCTTTATATTTCAAAACCTAAACATGTCAGTCAAAAAGATTTTGAATTGCTGCTTAGTAAAATAGATATTCAAATTAATGTATAAAATAATAACTAAAAAATGGCAGGATTTTTCACACAAAAACAAACTGAATCTAAAACCAGGCCAACAGGTAAAATATTCTCATGCTCATCTTGCGGATTATACAAAAAGATATTAAATCCAAAAATGAAACCTTATGGAAATTTCAAAAAAGGCATAATGAACATAGGAGAATGTCCATCTGAATTAGATAGTGAACGTGGGCAACAATGGCAAGGAAAAGAAGGTAGAAAATTACAACGGGCTTATGAAAAATTAGGTATTGATTTATTTGAAGATTGTATAAACTTAAATGCTGTAAATTGTACTACTGATAAACCTACAAATCATCAAATAGATTGTTGTCGCTCTATAATGGTATTAAAAGCAATTGAAAAATATAAACCAAAAGTAATTATTTTGCTTGGTAATTCTGCTCTTTATAGCATCATAGGAAATCGCTGGAAAAAAGACTTAGGGAATATTGATAAATGGAGAGGATTTGCAATTCCAGACCAAGATTTTAAAACATGGATTTGCCCTATTTTTAATCCTTCTACTATTTTAAATGAACAACGTGATGAAATTGAAACTATTTGGAAGCTTGATTTGAGACAAGCTATCGAACATCTTGATAAACCATTTCCAATATGGAAAGAACCTGAGATTGAAGTTATAACTGATTTAAAAGAAATTGAATATACTCAAATAGGTTCCGTTAAAACGCATATTTCTCCTAATTTTGCTGCATTTGATTATGAAACTACCGGGTTGAAACCACATGCAGAAGGACATAAAATAATTTGTTGTTCTATTGCAGATTCAGAAAATCATGCATATGTTTTTATGATGCCTGAAACACGAAGAGAATTAAAACCATTTCTTAATTTTCTTAATAATGAAAACATTAATAAAATAGCTCAAAATTGTAAATACGAGCATGTTTGGTCACAAGTAAAGTTACGAACAGAAGTGAAAGGGTGGTATCATGATACAATGCAAGCAGCACATATTTTAGATAACAGGACTGGCATAACCGGGTTGAAATTTCAAAACTATGTGAATTTTGGAATTGTTGATTATGATAGTGAAATAGCACCGTATCTACGTCCTAAAGTTTCAAATAGTGCTAATGATATTAATCAAATAGAAGAACTTTTGAAAATGCCTGGAGGAAAAGAAAAGTTGTTAAAATATTGTGCATATGATTCGATTAACGAGTTTCGATTATTCATGAAACAAATAAACTTAATCTCACCTTTACCTTTTTAAAATTATGAAAGTACATCCAAATAGTAACGAAGCTTATCAACTTTTTCATAATGGTATTTTTGCTTTGGCACGTGCAGAAATGCAAGGGTTCCGAGTAGATGTGGAATATGTAAAAAGAAAACTTAATTTCCTGCAACGTAAAATAGAACGCTTTGAACATAAATTTAAAGAATCTGAATTTTTTCAAGATTGGCAAAAACACACGAAAGGCAAAATAAATATCAATTCAGGAATTCAATTAGGGCATTTTCTTTATACAGTAAAGGGAATTACTCCTGTTAAATATACTAAAGGGGGTAAAACAGGAGAAAGCAAGAAAGGCTCTACTGACGAAGAAGCATTAAAACAATTAGAAATACCAGAATTAGATTTATTGCTTGAAAAAGGAAAGATTAAAAAATCAATTGATGTTTTAACCGGGTTTTACAATGAACAAGTGGATGGAATTATACATCCATTTTATAACTTGCACTTAGTCAGAACTTTTCGTAGTTCAGCAGATTCTCCAAACTTCCAAAATATTCCCATACGGGATGCTGAAATGCAAAAATTGTGTCGAAGTGCTTTATTTCCACGTAAAGGGCATCAATTGTTAGAAGTTGATTTTGGCCAACTCGAAGTACGTATAAGCTATTGCTATAATAAAGATGAAAAATTAGGATATGATATTTTACATGGTGATATGCATACTGATATGGCTAAAGAAATATTTATGATTGATAATTTTGATAAAAATAAACCCGGGCACAAATTACTTCGTCAAGCTGCAAAAAATGGCTTTGTATTTGCTGAATTTTATGGGGATTATTATAAAAATACTGCTGAAAACCTTGCAAATAACTGGGGAAAACTTCCAAAAACAGGAAAATGGAAATATGGACAAGGTCCTATTGTTGATGAGATGGGAAAACCATTTAAACCTTATTATTTATCAGATCATTTAATATCAAAAGGAATAAAAGAATTTGGTTCAGTCAAAAAAACTGAAAAAGGATGGGTTGCTACTGGGTTTATGAAACACATAAAAGAAATAGAAGAAAATTTTTGGAATGTTAGGTATAAACAGTATAAACAATGGAAAATAGATTGGTTTGAAGAATATCAAAAGAAAGGTTATTTTGATTTTTATACAGGGTTTCGTTGTTCAGGTGTGATGAACAAAAAAGAAGTAAGTAATTATCCGATTCAAGGTTCTGCTTTCCATTGTTTGCTTTTTTCATTAATTGAATTAGATAAATTTATTATTGATAATAATCTTGATAGTAAAATTATTGGACAGGTACATGATTCACTTATTATTGATGTAAATCCAAAAGAATTAAAGTTAATCAGTAAAACTGTGCATAAAATTACAACTATTGATTTACCTAAACATTGGGATTGGATTGATATTCCTTTAGAAGTTGATGCTGATTTAGCTCCTGTTGATGGTTCATGGTATGAAAAAAGTAAATATGATTTAGTATGAAACAAAAAAAATGCATTACACCAGGATGTAAAAATAAAGCAAGTAAAGGTAGAAAATTATGTTGGACTTGTAAATCAAGAAGAAAAAAAGAAATGAACCCTCTTGCTTATTGGTATGATAAATTTAAAAACAATGCACGTAGGCGTAATAAAGAAGTCACAATAACTCTTAATGATTTTAAAGAATTTTGTAATCAAACTGGATATGATAAATTAAAAGGTAGAACAGCAAATTGTCTATCTATAGATAGAATAGACCCATCACAAGGGTATCATAAGGATAATATTCGAGCTATTACTGTTTCTGATAATTCAAAAAGAGCAAGAGGTGTTTTATTAGATATAGATGATGAATGGAAAATGAGAGAAGAAAAATGTCCATTTTAAAAATTATTTATTAAATATTATTTTAAATTAAAAATTATATTATATTTGTATTTAAATTATACTTTATGAAAACAAACAATATTATTAAAAAGCCAGACAATAGACTAAAGAAAAAAATAATCAAATATGGTTATGAATACACTTTAGTAGCTGTATCACGAGAAAAAGCTTCTTTTATGAATAATGCAGGATTTGCGTTAAAATCATTTAAAAAATTAAAGAAATGAAAACAGAAGAAGAAATAAAAAATGAAATTCGCATAAATCAACGTAGCATAGAAGAAGCAAAAAAAGTTATTATTTATAATGAAAATATTATAAAAGAATCTATTCGTTGTATTTCTATTTTAAATTGGTGTTTAGAATCTAAAGATGAAGTATGTGAAATAAAAAATCGCACAATTCCAACTGTTATAAAAAGTGAAAGAAGTCAAATTAATGAAGGGACATAAATATGAGCCTCTATCACCGTTACCGCCCATCTTCATTCGAACAAGTAAAAGGAAATGAAGATATAATTTCAGGTTTACAAACAATGTTGAGTAAGCCTGATCCACCTCATGTATATCTTTTACATGGTGCTTATGGTTGTGGAAAAACTACCATAGCTCGTATAATTGCATCACAACTGGATTGTGTTGGGAATGATTTAAAAGAATTAGATTCTGGGCAATTTCGTGGGATAGATACGATTCGTGAAATTCGTACAAATAGTTCTTATAAACCACTGGAAGGAAAAAACAGATGTTGGATATTGGATGAAATCCAAAAGTTGACCAGTGATGCGATGTCAGCATTACTCAAAATTTTGGAAGATACACCTCTGAATGTATATTTTATTCTTTGTACAACAGAGCCTCAAAAGATACTTGATACAATAAAAAGTCGTTGCATCCAATTACAAGTAAAAACATTAAATGATGAACAATTAACAAGTTTGTTACGTAAAATTGTTCGAAGCGAAAATGAAAGTTTGCAAAAAGAAGTATATGAACAAATAGTCCAAGATAGCTTAGGACATCCCCGTAATGCACTTAACATTTTAGAACAGGTGCTTTCTTCACCTGTTGAAAATCGTTTAAATGTAGCCCATAAATCAGCCGAAGAACAAACACAAAGCATCGAACTTTGTCGAAAGTTAATACAAGGTGCTCGATGGAAAGAAATTTCTTTTATATTAAATGGTTTAAAAAATCAAGAACCAGAAAGTATTCGTAGGCTTGTACTTGGTTATTGTCAGTCAATATTATTAAAAGAAGATAATATGAGGGCAGGGTTGATTATGGAAGAAATGTACGAACCATTTTATAATACAGGTTTTCCTGGCCTTGTTTTTAAATGTTACTCAATTGTGAAAGGAGAATAAATTATGAATGGAATACAATATATCTTACCAAGTTTAATTTTAAACAAAACAACTTGTGAATATATTATTGATTATCAAAAAAAGCATCATAAAAATTTAGAAGAAACTTTTACTTTATGTGTAAAATTACATGTTTGTTATAGATGTGGAAAAGAAAAGAGAATTAAAGAATTTAAAAAATCAAAAAATATTTTGACAAGGGAACACTCAATTTATTGTATCGAATGTGCTGATGCTATACATAGGTTATTTTTATGTAAAGAAAGATTAAGAATTTATAAAATAAAAAACAATATAGTAAATTTAGCAGATAGTTACATTGCAGCAACTATGAAAATACCATTAAATGAACTCAGGCAATATCCAGAATTAATAGAAGCAAAACGTTTACAAATGCAAATAAATAGAATTTTAAAAAATTATTAATTTAAATTTAAATAGTATGAAAAAGATTGATGTAAAAAACATGATTGATTTACGTAATGATTTAACTAATGTGTATAATAGTTTACGGAATAATGAAATTGGTGTAAATGAAGCCAAAGAAGCAGCTAACGTAGCCGGAAAAATAATTGGGTCAGCTAAAACTCAAATTGAGTATAATAAAATGGTTGGATCTACTTGTAAAATAAGTTTTATGGAATCTTAAAAATAAATGATTATGAAAAAATTAATTTTAAAAAATGATATTGAAAAAATGCTATGGATTGATATTTATAAAAGAGCTGTTACAAAAGTACAATATCCAGAAGATTTTGCAGATAATTCAATAAAAAAATTTAGGAAAAGAAATACACAAACAATTAAAACAGAATGATTATGATTGAACAAGATTTAACAAAATTAGGAAATTCATTTATGAATATTGGGTGTGGAATATTTGCAATTCCAATAATCATTGTTTTTTTGATAATTTTAATTAGTTTATTTTAACCATTTTAAATTGAATGATTATGAAAGTAGAAAAAATACAAAAATTTGAACCTTTTTCAATTAACATTTTAATTGAAAGTGAAGAAGAATCCAATGATTTAAAACAAGAATTAGTAAATGCTTTATCAGATGCTTTTGAAAATAGCACAACAATAAAAATATTAACTAAAATTTTAGAAAAGTTATGAATTACGAAAAAGATGTTGAGATTGATGAAACGTCATTAGACGTAGAATGTTTGGAACAAGCAGTATTGATGATGAAGTATTGTAGAAATTCTGCAAAGTGTGAAAAAGAAAGGGATTTGTCAAAAGAAGCATTAGGTTTAGTTAAAGCTGAATTAGATAAAAAGATTCGAACAAGCCCTGAAAAATTCAAACTTGAAAAAGTTACGGAAGGGGCTATTGCAGCTATTATTTTACAAAGTGATGAGTACAAAGAAGCAAACGAAGATTATTTAGAAAAATGTTTTGAATTTAATGTAGCTTCGGGTGCAGTAAAAGCAGTTGACCAAAGAAAGAAAATGCTCGAATTACTTGTGCAACTACATGGACAAAGTTATTTTGCAGGACCAAGGGTTCCACGTGATTTATCAAATGAACGTAAACTAAAAGAAGAAAAACAAGCCAAAAGCAATAATATAAATAAAGGAATTGCCACAAAATTACATAGGAGTAAATAATAATTTTAAAATGATTTAGTATGAAAAAGAAAAAAGAAAGTTATTTCAAAGGCCGGGTACACGCAAGCACAAAAAAACAATTAAAAACAGGAGGAGGACATTATTTAAAACTCCCAGAAGGTATTTCTTTACTTATTTTTGATGATAAAGTAAAATCTGTACAATTAGATTTAATGCCTTATATTGTAAGCGATCCTAAACACCCTGACAAAGATTTAGGTGCTCAGGTTGAATTTCCATGGTATCGGCGGCCTTATAAACTGCATCGAGGTATAGGTGCAAAAAACAAAAGTTTTATCTGTTTACAATCTGTTGGAAAAAAATGCCCTATCTGTGATTATCAAACTGAATTATTTAAAACAGATAAAAAAGGGGCCATTAAATTGTACCCAAAAAACAGGGATTTGTATGCCCCAATTCCACTTGATTCTAAAAAACATGAAGCAGAACCTGTATATGTATGGGATATGGCAGAATCACTATTTAATGATGCTCTTGATGATGCTTTAGAAAAAGACCCGGACATGGAAATATTTCCAGATTTGGAAGAAGGTAAAACATTAGAATGTGATATTAAATGGAAAACTATTGGTGATAGTAATCCTTATCCGGAAGTTAGGCATATTTCTTTTGAAGATCGTGATCCTTATGATGAAAGTATTATAGAAGATATTCCAAATCTTGATGAAATAATTAAAGATTCTGTCCTTTCTTATGAAGAATTAAAAGCTGTTTTTTTTGAAATAGATGAGGAAGAAGAGGGGGGAAGTTTGCCTGACGATGATGAGGAAGAAAATACGTCAAAACGACATAAAAAGACAATTTCGTCTAAAAGAAAAATAAAAGAGGAAGAGGAAGAAGAGGAAGAAGAGGAAGAAGAGGAAGAAGAGGAAGAAGAAATAATAATCCCAAAAAAAGAACGATGTACAGCTTGTCAGGGAACAGGAAAAAATTCAAAAGGAAGAAAGTGCCCTATTTGCAAAGGTACAGGAAGAAAACCTGTTGAAATTGAAGAAGAAGAGGAGGAAGAGGAAGAAGAAAAACCTACTAAAACAGTAGTAAGAGGAAAAAAATGCCCACATGGTCATAAATTCGGAAAAGATTCTGAAAAGTTTGATGAGTGTGATGATTGTACAATTTGGGATGCTTGTGCTGATGCTAAAGAAAAACTAAGTAAAAAATAAAAACAATGTCTATACTAAAAAGCAGTAGTAAAAGTAAAGGTATAGATGGAAAATTAGTAGGGATTGTATTTCCAAAGGAATTACATTCCTACTTTTCTCTATTTGCCCTTGCAAAAGGTTTAACTAAGTCAATAATAGTTAAACGAGAAATGGAACGTTGGTATGATTTAGCTAAAAATCATATAGAAGGAAAAGAAGATATTTTAATAGAAGAAATTTCTGCAAAAATCAGAGAAGAATGGAAGGTTTTAAAAATAAAGAAGCCTGAAAAATCTTTTGCAGCTTTTAAAAAAGAACTTAAAAGTGAATTGAAAAGAAAAGGGATTCATACTGAAAATATCAAATTAATTCTAAAAAATATCTAATGGAACTTAAAAAACTTAAATTAATTTGCAAAAATTGCAATAAACCAATCCCATATAAAAAACTTTTATATGGAAATGTGATTGGTAGTGATAATAAAATAACTTCTTATGCTATTTGCCCTTATTGTAAAAAATGGGATTGTTGGAATGATCATAAATAGTAAAAAATGCTTCAATTTTAGAAGTGCTCATAGAAGGGGATGTCACACCTATACACACATTTATTTCAAATAATGGTATAACAATTCTAACAAATATACAATGATACGGGCAAAAAAACCAAAACTTTTGAGTAAGCAAATAAAACAATATGTTTCGAAAGAAATAAAAGAAAAAAAAGAATATGAAGGTGATTTTAAAACAGTAATTTCAACAGGTTCTACACTCCTTGATCTTGAAATAAGTGGAGGACAAATTAGGGGTGGGGGAATACCTGGGGGGATTTTTATGGAAATATTTGGGCCAAGCGGTGCTGGAAAAACTATTTTGCTTTGTGAAATAGCTGGGAGTATTCAACGTAAAGGTGGAGAAGTAAGGTTTGATGACCCGGAAGCAAGATTGAATAAACAATTTGCACAATTATTTGATTTAAATATTAAAAATATCAAATATGCTACACCTGATAAAGTAACAGAAGTATTTGAAAATATTCGTGAATGGCAACCAAAAGAGGTAAAGAATATTGTAAATGGAACATTTACTGATTCTCTTGCTGCTCTTTCTACTAATTTAGAAATGGATAAAGATGAGGGTGATAAAATGGGAATGCGTAGGGCAAAAGAATTTAGTGAAGGATTCCGAAAAAATGCCAGGATATTAAAACAAAAAAATTATTTAATGGTTTGTTCTAATCAGATACGGGAAAACGCTGATACAGGTGGAATAAAATCACCTGGCGGTTTTGCTATTGGTTTTTATGCTTCGCTTCGCCTTAGGGCTATGTCCCCGGAACGAATTTATAAAGAAATAACAGTAAAAGGCAAGACTGTAAAAAAAGCAATAGGGGTAAGAACTAATTTTGAAGTATTTAAATCCTCTATTTGGAGACCATTTGGTGTAGCTCCTGTTACTATAATTTTTGATTATGGAATTGATGATATTCGTGAAAATTTACAATATATTAAAAGGTTTACCGGAGCTACTGTATATATACACCGTGGAGAAATTCTTGATAAGTCTATGGAAGCATCAATTAGAATAATTGAAAAAGACCCAAAACTTATCAAAGAACTTAAAAATGATGTTATAGACCTTTGGGGAGAAATACAAAGTAAATTTAATTCTAATCGTAAAAAAGAAAGATAATGATAATATTTCCATTAATACTGTCCTACTGGCCTTGGTTTTCGAAAACCAAGGAATCTGCTGTTGCAGTAAAAAAAGTAAAAAAAGTAAAAAATATTACAGTAAATACTCAAAAAAAACTTACTACGGAGGATGTGATTAAAATAAAGAGAATGTTTAATATATATTAAAAAAGAAAGATAATGTCTGTTTTAACCCCTATACAATTATTAGAAAAAGAACTTAAAGAATACGAAAAATCACTTGATAAATCAATTAAAATGTATGAAAAAGGTGATATTGATATGATAACCCATTTGGTTCATAAAAAAAATTTAAAACATTTAATCGAACAATTTACTTATGCTATTTATAAATTGAAAAAATGATACGAACTAAAAAGGAAACACTTAAAAAAGTAGGGGATTATTGTAGCACACAACTGGAATCTATAAAAACATGCAATATTCTCGCACTTGATCAAGCTTCCAAATTAGGGTGGGCATTATCAAAGGATTCTTATGGGATATGGGATTTAACTACCCGTAAAGATGAATCTATTGGTATGAAATTACTTAGATTTGAGGCAAAATTGATTGAAGTCATTGAATTGTCTAAAATTAATTTAGTAGTTTATGAAAGAGTTGCAGGGCGGTTTAAGTCATCTTTAATTCATGCTGCAAAGTTAGTAGCTATTATAGAATCTACTTGTGAAAAAAGAGGAATAAATTATAGAGCTTATTCAGCTAAAGAAATAAAACAATTTGCTACTGGAAAAGGTAATTGTGGAAAACCTGCTATGATTGCTGCAGCAAAAGAAAAATTAGGTTATTTAGGAAATAATGATAATGAAGCAGATGCTTTATGGATATTAGAACTTGCTAAAAGTGAATACAAAAATTAAAAATAAAACATTATAAAAAATATGATTACATCACTTGAAATAAATAATTTCCTTTCTCATAAACACAGTGAGTTTACTTTTGCTAATGGGGTAAATGTGCTTGTAGGATTAAGTGATTCTGGAAAATCTGCTATAATGAATGCTTTGCAATGGGTTATAAAAAATGAGCCTTCTGGAGATTCTTTTCGTTCATGGTGGGGTGGTGCTACGTCTGTTAAAATAGTGATTGATAATACCTATAAAATTACTCGAATACGCAATGAAAAAGAAAACGGGTATGTTTTACTTGATTTAACAAAAAATGAACCAGAATCACATTTCAATGCTATTAAAAATGGTGTGCCAGAAGAAATAGCAGACATTTTAAATATTGACGAAACAAATATACAAACACAATTAGCATCACATTTTCTTCTTAGCAATACCCCGGGGGAAGTAGCTAAACATTTTAACAAAGTTTCCAAGTTTGATAAAATAGATTTTGCAAATTCAAATATTAATTCTTGGATTAATTCCTTAAACCAAGATATTAAATATAAAGAAACAGAATTGCAAAAAAACACTGATACGCTTTCAAATTTCAATTATCTTGAAAAAGTGGAAATAGAGGTTGAGGTTTTAGAAAATATGCAAGAACAATTAGCTAATAAGCAAAATCAAGCTAAAAAACTATCTGTTATTTGTTCTGCTTTAAAAAAAGTACAAATTGAAGTTAATGAATATGAAGAATTGCTACAAATAGAAACTTCGATAAATGAAATTATTCAAAATATTGAAAAACAAAAAAAATTAGAATTAAAGCAAAAACAATTAAAAGAATTATACAGGATAATAAATAAAACTCTTTTTGAAATACAAAAAAATGAAAAATTAATCCCTGCCGGAAAAACTATTGATACTTTACTTGTATTATTTAAAAAATATGATAGTTTATTATCAGAAAAAAATAAATTACAACGTGCTATAAATAACATAAAAAGTACTGATGAGGTGTTTGAAACATCTAAAAAGAATTATGATAAACTACATGAAAAATTTGAAGATAATATGCCAAAAATTTGTCCTTTATGTAATCAAACAATTAAAAAACAAAAATATGGATAAGATATCATCTATTGAATTAGGTAGCAAATTATGTGAAACATTAGGATTAAATCCTAATAATGTAAAAGAAATACACATACATCTTATAGCAGGAAAAGAAGCTATAATAACTACCATACAAAATATTGATATAGAAAATAAAATAACAGATGTTTTTAAATCATATTCTTTAATTGAAAATAATGATACGAAAGACGAAACAGAATAAGTAAGTAATCAAACAATTAAAAAATAAAAATTATGGAAAAATATTATTTTGATTTAGGTGTCTATGGAAAAAAAGTACAGGGGCATCATATTATTAAAGCGGAATCTGAGGAACGTGTTTTAGAAATTAGAGAAAAACACGGTATTTCTAATCCAAGATTTGCTAAAGGAAAATTAAATATTTCTTGTAATATATTAAATATGGCATTTAAACATGTTCAAGAATTAATTTTACGTAGGCAAAAAGGAATTGGAGGTTCTGTTTGGTATGAAGATGAAAATGGAAATTTACAAACTGAAACAAAATGATACGAAAAACAAAAATAAAGAAAATTGATTTAATACTGTGTGCTGATATTCATTTACGAGAAGATAAACCTGTTTGTCGTACTGATGATTTTGTAAATGTTACACAATGGAGAAAACTCGATTTTATTTCTAATTTACAAAAAAAGTATAATTGCCCTGTACTTTGCGGGGGGGACGTTTTCCACACATGGAAACCTTCTCCATGGTTACTTTCTAAAACAATGAAACATTTACCGGAACAATTTTTCTCAGTATATGGAAATCATGATCTTCCACAACATAATCTTGATTTAATTGAAAAGTGTGGATTATATACACTTTATAGAGCTGGGAAAGTTATAACATATACTTTCAAAGATATTGAAATGTGTAGTTGGGGTAGTGTACCACAAGATATGGCTAAAACCCTTGCTTGGCATAAATTTACATATCAAGGTAAAGAACCTTGGCCAGATTGTACAGAACCAAAAGCAAGTAAATTGTTGAAACAATATCCGAATTATGATTTAATTGTAACAGGCGATAATCATCAACCTTTTGTACAAGAATATGAAGGTAGAATTTTAGTAAATCCAGGCTCACTATCACGTCAACGTGCAAGTGAAACACATTTACCACGTGTTTACCTTTATAATGCAGAATCAAACACCGTAGAGCCTGTTTTTATACCAATTGAAGAGAATGTTATTACAAGAGAACATTTAGAAAAGGAAGAACAACGAAACGAACGCATAGAAAGTTTTGTTTCCCAATTAAACGAAAAGTGGAAAGCTTCTATGTCGTTTGAAGACAATTTAGAAAGGTTTGAAAAGAAAAACCAAATACGTAAAAGTGTAATGAACATAGTTTATCAAAGTTTAGAAAGATGAAAAAATTAATTGTATTGTTATTTATTATGTTTTTAACAATTGTAGTAAAAGCACAATTGTTTATAACTATTGAACCTGCTTATTTCCGTACCGGAATTGTATATAATCACAACTTTCATAAATTTGGATTATATGGGAAAATTTGGTATGGTGATATTAGAAAAAAAATTGAATGTGATTATTTTTATACACAAAATATAAAAACAGGTATAGGGGCATCTTTCCCAATTCCTGATAAAGCATTTTTTTATATTGGAATTAATCGTAGTTTCTTTTTTGATTATACTAAAAATTCAACACTAAATAATATAGATAATATAATTAAAACTTCTTTTGATTTAGGAATAAGTGGTAAATTAACACAAAAATTTTCTATTTTATTTATGTCAGATTTATGGAATTGGGAATCATGTATTGGTTTAAATTTTATACTATAGATTATGAAAGACACAGATTTAATGCCTTACGGCAAATATAAAGGAACCCCGATGGCAAATATTCCTGCCTATTATCTTATTTGGCTACACAATAAGCATAGGGCTACAAAAGAAGTGGAATTATATATCTTGATGAATTGGGATGTTTTGCAAAAAGAAATTAGTGATTGGAAACAAAAAAATAATAGATACTAAATATTGTTTAACTAATATAATAAAAAAGCTATGGATATAAATGATGTAAAAACAGGGGATACTTTTCTTGTAAAATCAAACACTTTTCTTAGTAAAGCGATTTGTGCAGTAATGAAAAAATGGGGGAAGAAAATAGGATATAATACTTCTATGATTTATTCCCATGCAGCCAGGTTTGTATGGTTTGCCGGTGAATTGTATTTATTTGGGTCTGTTGACAACGGATACAACCCAATTGTTTTTAATAAACATTATAATTGGGATAAAGATGATTTTTCAATTATGCGCAGAAATGAGGAACTTTCTATAAAAGAAATAAACCAAACAAAAAATTATTGTATGCATTTAGATACTGTATCTAAAACATATCAATATTGGAATTTTGTACAATGGTTATCATTGGTTTATTTAAGATTAAACATCTTTACAAAAGATAAAGACGGGTTTACTTATTGCTATGAGAGTGAAATGATGTGTAGAAAAAATTTAAACCCTGAAAATTACGGGGACGTGCATATAACTGATATTTACCAGTTATTATATGATAAAAATTATAAAATAATCTATAAAAGCAAATAAATGATTGGAAACAAAAAAATAAAAAATAATAAATAATAAATATTAGAAATTATGAATAATATCTTAATAATAAACCATTCTAATAAAAATAGAATAAATATAGAACATCATAAATACGGAAAATTACCTTATATAAGTTGGATTGATTTAGATACTATGCAAGGAGAAGAATTTAATAATAAAAATAGAACAATTAAACCTGTTGATTTATCAGAATGTACTATAATAATAAAACCTTTAAAATCATGACAGAACAAGATTTATTAGAATTAAAAAAGCAAGTTGATGAAGCTAAAACAAAAGTTAGTGAATTAACCGGGCACAAAACAGCTTTGCTCAAACAACTTAAAAACGATTGGGAATGTAATTCTGTTGAAGATGTTGAAAAGAAATTAAAGTTGATGAACAAAGAAATTGAGAAAATTTCTCAGCAAATTGAAACAGGAATTGAAGAACTTAAATCTAAATATGAATTGTCATGAAAAATACAACAGGAATTTTAAAAAACAAAGAACTTAAATTGATGTTAATACATTTACTTAGTCGATCTGATGTTAGGATTATTGGTGCTGTTGAACTGCCCGCAAATAGATTAGATGATTTTAATGTACATAACATTTCTTTTAATGTTCAAAAAAAACAAAAACATGAAAAATGTACTTAAAGCAATTGCAATTCCTATTCTATATTTAATTGCTTATTTTTTTAAAAGTTTAATATTTCTAATAAAATTAATTCCACATGGACGTAAAAAACCTGAGAAATTCCTTGGAAAGGTTGAAGGGCCAAAAAAATCAGATACAAAAAAATATCTCTTCTCTCAAAATTGAAATAAAAGAAAAAAAACGTGATTTGCATAAACATGAACAAGCACGAGAAATTATACGAGAAGTGGGCCTAAAAACACAGGAACAACTTTCTGTACATATATCTGACATTACTTCTCTTGCACTTGAGAGCGTTTTTCCGGAACCATATTCTTTAGAAGTAGATTTTGTCCAACGCAGAAATAAAACAGAATGTGACCTTTCTTTTAACAGGGATGGAAACATTGTCAATCCAAAAACTGCTTCCGGTGTAGGGGCAGTTGACGTGGCTGCATTTGCTTTACGTGTAGCATCATGGACAATGCAAGTACCACATACAAGCCCGATTATATTATTAGATGAGCCTTTCAAGCATTTAAAAGGGGTCGAACCAAACAAAAGGGTACTTGAAATGATAAAAGAAATATCTAAACGCATAGGTATGCAGATAATCACTGTTAGTGATGAAAGAATTCCACGTGAAGATATTATTGAAACAGCTGATAAAGTATTTGAAATAAGTATCAAAAATAAAATATCCAAAGTAAAATACTTAAAATAAATGCAACAAGATGAATTAATAGATAAGATACTTTTAGAAATGCGTAAAAGAAGCATCCTTTCAACAGAAGATTATACACCTACTATTGATCATTATGTTCCTATACGCTATTTAAAATATTATTTAAATATTGTTTACACTATTGGACATGAGCACGCCCGTATGGAAAGGCACATTGGTAAAAAAGTAGCTCAAATAAAAGATGGTAAAGTAATAAAAACATGGAGAAATGGTACTGTTGCTGCAAAAGCTATGGGTGTAACTAAAGGGGCTTTAAATAATACAGTTAGAGGGATTAAAAAAACATGCGCTGGATTTGAATGGAAACGAGTAATGTAAAAAATCCCGATACTATCACAGTGTCGGGATTTTTATAAAAAGTCTATGCAAAATATATGTTAGATAATTTGTTCCAACATTTCAAAACTTTGTCCCAAAATTAAAGGTGGATAAAACTTACCTATTGAAGCTTTAATTGCAGATATTTCTTCTACGGACAATTCAACAGTTTCTACACTGTCCCGGAGTTTTTTGTAAATTTCCCACTTCTCAAATTTTTTCTTTTGATCTTCTCCTTCCATTGGGGTTAACACTGCTGCAATGCACACCTCTTTTAAAGTTAATACAATTTCTTTTTCCACAATAGGACTAACCCCATCAACTCCTTTTAAACATTCATTAATTTTAATTTTCATATTTATATTTATTTGATTAGTAAAAATTAAGAAAAATTACACATAATTCTTCCTGTTACAGTATCTATACATAAATTTTTTACATTCCCATTTCCACCAGTATAATGATACATATCTTTTGCATATATTTCTAAATATGTATCATTTGTCTTCACATAAAATTGATGACTATAAGTGTAATTTAGCATTTCAAAAACCATAGAAGATACTAAACATGATGGGTATGAAAAATAGCTTGTACCTTCGATTTTTATACCAGGTTCAGCTTCCCAATGAGTATCATCTGTGAGTAAACTATCATCAATAGTAATTAAACTACCATCCGTTCCATAAAAAAGCATATTATTATCAACACCACTTAACACTGCTCTTTTTCCAGATGCCCCAGTTTGTAATGTTCCTGTTATTAAAGCATCAGATGCTGTTAAAACCCCAGCATTAGTTACTCTAAAAGGGGCTGTTGCCCTATTCGCATAAGTAGCCCCTCCATAAAAAGGATAATCAGTAGGGGCCATTCCTGCACTTGTAGCATCTGTGCCTGTATCTTTTGCAAGATATGCACTGTTTATTGTCCAACCACCTATATCACCAGATGTTGCACGAATAATTCCTCGTATATTTAATGCAGCCCCACTTTGATCCCAATACAATCCTGCATTACCTCCAGCATAATCACCTAATACCATATTTCCAGCATTATCCATATAAGTTTTCCATGCACTTGCTGTATAATATCCCATGTGAGTAGCAGATAAAAATAAACCAGTACCAGTTGGTGGTTCTAACATAGAAGGAATACCTTTTACTGCCCCCCAATTTGTGCCATCACCTATAACAATTTGATCAATCTCATATTTATCAGGAACACCCCCACCATCATCATATCCGAAAAAGAAATATAATGATAATATAGTATTATCAATAAAATCTGTTCCTCCTGCGGTTAATTCAGACATGTCTAAACAAAGTGATCCCCATTCAGTTGTAATATCACTCTCATTAAATGATTTATAATAACTATCTGTATAATCATGTCCACTTGTTTTATAATAACATTTACCAACCCAGTTACTACCATCCGTTATCCTTTTTATTCGTACTTGTAAAATATGTAATGATTTTCCCGGAAAATACAGGTTGTGCCTAAACAATGCAACAGGGTTTGTAGTATATGTTGATTCAATTGTTATCGTATTTGTATTTTCAGTTTTTGTCCCATATGCAATTTGCCAGCCATCTGATGAACTTTGAAAGTTATATGATTCAGGAATGCCACTTTTAGATGAATTTGCCACCATAATCAATTCACCTTTTAAATAAGCATTACTCGCGTATAAACCATACCCACTTAAAGTTCCTCCAAAATCTGCATCAGTAATACCTGCTAAATGTCCTAAACGAACTTTTGTTTTACCTGCAAAAGAAGCACCATCCACACCATCTAAAATATCAATATAAGGGGCATTTGTGTCACTTGCAGTTAAATAGATAGCTCCTTGTCTATTTGTATCATACCCATGCCCTATGCGAACAAGAACATCTCCAATTTCAGGAATTCCCGCACCATCTATTATATGCATGTTAAAATAATCATAATATGTAGGACCAGTCTTATTCACTGCATCTATATGGGCAGTATAATATTTAACCCCGGAACCAGTCCATTTTTGACACCTCAAAAAATCTCCGGGATGAATTGGTAATGATGAATATGTAAAATTTTCTGTATCTATATAAACTGTATATCCTGTTCCTGAACCAGGAGGATCATCATAATATGGAGCTAATTCAAAATTTGTAATTTTTACAGAATCACTCACCCATAAAGAACCATTTGTAGCACGTATTTGATTAATTATAAGTTCATAAACATTCATTGCTTTACGAACATATAAATTATCAACAGATAATGTATTTACTCCCGAAGAATCTGCATCTAACCTCCACCCACTTCCTCCAAATCCACTAAAAAAAGTATCACTGCCTATATTATCTTCTAAAAGAACTTCACCTGTAAAATACCCCGTACCATCTACATCTAATGTAAAAGCTGGATCCGAATTATTTATTCCTACATTACCAGATGTATTTTGTAATGTTATGGATTCTACCCATCCTGAGTAATTTCTCCAAAATCGTAGATTACCATTACTTTCTATACCTATTGCAGCGCCTATAGTACTTGAAATTTTATAATAAACATAACAACTCACATCACTTATTATAGTTAAACCACAGTTATTAGAGCTATTTTGAATCACCAAATCATTACCTGAAAATTCCGCATCTCCATTAAGATGCAACATTCCTATAGGAGAATTTATTCCAATCCCAACTCCACCAGAATTATTATTATAAATATCATTCTCATTTGCAGTCCAATATCCACCAAATATATTTTTGTAAGTTCCTCCATTTTCAGATATTTTAAAAACATTGGAAGTAACATCAAAATAAAGAATACCTTGTCCCGCAGAAGAAAGTCCAGGAGCAGAAATTCCACGAACAGTCAAGGCCCCTTCCATATCTAATAAAGAACCCGGGGAATCAGAACCTATACCCATACCTATTGCATGATTGTCCGCATCAATAAATAATGTATCTGTATCAAACGTATAACTTCCAGTAGCAGTATCCCCTGTTTTTAATAAATAATTACCTAAAACACCACTTCCTGAATATCCACCAATCATAGAGTAATATTCTTTTTCATCATAATTATTTCTTCGATATGCATTATATGAAATTTCTCCTGCCATAATTATATTAGTTTAAGATACATCATCATCATCTACATATTCTTTTAAATTCAAATTAGAATAACTTTTTGAAGCTAAATTATACCGATAACCATTTACATAAAAATTATTATCAAAATATTGAGCATCCACTAAACTAAATGGTTTTAATATCCCATAAAAAAAATCACTATTTATTTCATGCCTAACTTTATTATAAATTTGATAACGATCTTCTATTGATTTTTTAACTAATGGTAAATGAGCTTGGCTAAAAGCATCTTCCCATTGTGTAGTTATACTGAAACCATCTGCTTTTATTATTGAATTTAATACATTAGAAGAAACCCCATCATACAAAACCATTCCAACTTCTAATGTATTTACAAAATTAGTAGAAACTCCCCCAGTATGAACATTATCACCTACATCTTCATTTACACTAATTACAACATCTCCATAAATTGATTTTTTTATAGCACAACCCGCTTCCATATATCTCCCAGTATCAATAGGATCAAAAATTTGAACATCTGGTGGTCCAGAGTATCCTAATTGACATAATCCAAATAAAAATGTAGGAGAAGTACTTTGTAAATTTTCTGAAAAATCAGAAATTGGAATAGTTATTTCTACTTCTGATTGAAAAAATTCTGGGTGTGTGAAATTATCAAAGGAAATTTCTTTTACTATTATTAAAGGATCCACTGTTGGCCAACCTATAATATCATCTCTAAAAACCATTTCATATTTCCCATTATCCCGGTCATATACAACAAATCCCCCACTTCCATAAAAATCTTCACGTAAAAAAAATCTCACATAAAAAATATGATTATTTGGATGTAAATTTCTGTCTGATATAAAATATTGAAGTTTTTCATTTTCTAATAAATCTTGTGGAAGTTTAAATTTAAATTTAATTGTCATATTTGTATCACCTTCTTCATTCATAATAAATCTAAATCTTGTATATACACCAGATATAGATTCTCTAAGAGCTGTATAATAATAAGAAGCTGTTGTAGCAAGAATATACCATTCAAAATGTGTCCAATATGTTGTAAAATTTTGTGAATTATTATACAGTTCTACTTCATTTGACATATTATAAATATTATATTTATTATCATAAATTGTATTTTTATCAACTTCCCATGTTAAATAAGTAGGTTGAAAATTTTCTGCATAATCTCCACTATTTACAATTAAATTATCATAATAGTAATTTAATAAATTGATTTTTAATTTTTCATTTAAATTTATACGAATTTGTTTTGCCCCCGGAATATATGAAATTTTTTGTGATCGTGCAGTGTACCTTAATTTTGTATTTGTATTGCCTGTTTCATATAAAGTATTAGTTTCATTAGCAACCGTTCCTGTATCGTTTGTTAAATAAACAACATAATGTTTTGTTGAATGTCCCAAATCTTTTACACGTTCAATATACCATTTTTCATCCCAATAATAAATTTTACAATCAAATGATTCTAAAATACTTTTTAAAATAGTTAAACAATCTTGATATTCATTGTCATTTTTTAAAAACAAATCAGAATGTATATATTTTTCAAAAACAGAATATACTGCTGTAGAATACACATACCCTGAATCAGCTTGCCATTCATACAACGAACAATTTACATAAATAGGCAAAGACAATCCGGTAAATGATAAACAGTGTTTGATAATACTAATCAAAGTATATGTTGTTCTATATGTAAACATTGTTGGAATAAACCCGTCTAATCTTTTTAAATTGTTAGAAGCATTTATAATAACTGTCCCTTTTGGCAAAAAGGTTTGTTCTATAGTATCACATGGAATATACCCTTCAAAATATGTTGCTGTTCCTCCTACAATTTTTACATAATATTGAAAATCATTTACTGAAAATAAAGTATCTAATTCAAAAAAATCATCTAAATCATTTATAATTTGAATTTCTGCATTAACTGAAACAATAGAATCAAAATAATCTGTTTTATCCATCATAATGCTGATACCATCTTTAGCAATTGTTAAAGCAGAAGATCCCCCGGAATATTCATCTTCATAAATACGGAGATAAACCTCTTCTTCTGTTCCAAAAGGATATAATAAACATTCATATTTTAACCCGTATGCCATGTTGTTATATTTTGCTTAATTTTTGATCATATTTTTTAAGAATCCCTACTAACTCATATCCATCAATACGAAATACAACCTCACCATTCATTGAAGAACTTTGATTTTCTATAGATGGTAGTTTACCTGGGGGTGTTACTATTTCCCCTGATGTAAGCAATGCTGGATATGTGTCTGCTGGGTATCCGGGAGGAACTTCTCCACCCTCTGCTAATTTAGGCACAATCCCTTCTAATAATGCTCGTGTAGCCGCAGAAATAGCAGCAGCTTTAATCAATGCTGTATAAGGATTTTTAGAAGTTGTTATCGCATTTTTAGCATTATATACTACTGCTTCGGCTATATATGCTGCAATCGCATTTATAGCAGCTCTACGCAAAGCATTACCTAAATCTTGTGCATCTTCAATATTTCCTTGCAATGCTTGTGAAAATTCTCTTGCAACTGTACTTCCTATTTCTGCTGCTCTATTTGATTTTTCTTGAACTTCTTTTAATTCTTTTAATTTATCAATACGTATTTGCAATAACTCATTTCCCATTGGATATAACTCAAATAATGCATCATATGATTGTTGTGTAAAAGCAATTTGTTCACTTAATGTTTTTGAAGCTAAAGAAGTGCTATCAAAAGAATCTGCAACTAAAGAATTATGCAAAGCAATGCGAGCAAGCTGATTGTTTAAATTTTCTAAAGGTGTAGCAGAATCTCCTATTTTTTTAAAAAAATTTGTATAATCAGTTTCTTCAAATTCAGGCATTTCAAATTTAAAATATTTAGCTTTGTCTAATTCCTTTTGATACCATTCTAAAGCCTCTTTTGGATTTCCAAACATGGTTGAATAATCTATTTCTTTTTTACCCTTTCCACCTTTTCCTTTTTCAGAAGTTTTTACAGATTCTTCAATTAAAGAAATATATTCCTTCATTGCTTGTTTTGTGCGCTCTATTGCTTTAGTATCTTGTAATCTATATGCAATTAAATCATCAAAAACTGGAGTAAATTTTCCTCGCATATTTTCAAAATAAGTACCTGTCAATAACTTTGGTTCTATATTCAGTATTTTAGCCAAAGCATCAATATCTTTTGTATATTCTCCTATTTTATTTCCTTCAGGGTCAAAAAATTCAGCATATGCCCTCCCAAATTTAGTTACATTAGAATAAGCTTCTTCAAAAGCAGCTACCCAAACTGCTAACGGAACTTTTGCAGAAGATAAGTAATTTAGCATTTCACTTTCTCTTTCTATTTGCTGATCTAAAATGGCAGTTATCTTTTTACTTTCAAATTGTGCAGCCATTCTTGCTCTTATATTATCTATCAATTTAGCTTCAATTTCATTTATTTCATTTAATGTTGTTTTTTCAGAAAGTAAATTAGGTAAATAATCTTTATATTTTTTATTTATTTCATCAACATATGCTTTTCGCACATTTAAACTATTGTTACTTACTTTTAATGTAGAAAACAATAATGAAATTTGTGCTGTTTCCTTGTTTAACATATCTGTAAAAGATTTTGTACTTCCACCTAAATCTTCTAATTTTTCAGAATATGTTTGTAATTCCTTATTTGTATTAGTTATTATTATTAAATGAGCTGCCATAGCTATAGCCGTAGCAGCTATTGCCCCTGCTATTACAATAGGATTAGCACTTAACCAAGTCACAATAGCAGCTATCCCACTAAGCCCCCTCATCATTAATCCTAATGCAATAGTTAAAGGACTTATTGCTGCAACAGTAACTCCTATTTGAAATACCCATTCTTGCTGATATTTAGTAAGATTGCTAAACCAATTTGTTAAACTTTGTATTTTATTTGAAAACCCTTCAAGAAAAGAAGCAATCGGACCTTTCAACGCCATTCCAAAAGTAATCATGGAACTTTGAGCAGAAGCCAATGCTTTATTGTATTTTCGCTCAATAGTATTAGCTGTAACTTCATATGCTGTTTTTGCACTTCCTAAAGATTCATCCACAGCTTTAAACAATTTTATATTATCATTTAAACGATCACCTGTTAATGATAAAACAGGAAGTAATGCCCGAACATTTGGAAATACTTTCCCTACCATATCCTCCCCAAATTTATTAAACAATTTGTTTAACTTTATCAATCCTTCAAGCATTCCTTGATTTCTAAATATATCCCGCATTTCCTGTCCGGAAGTCCCCATGTCATTAAGAGCCTTCTCTGCTTGTGGTGTTACTTTTAGTAATGAAATTAATATTCGTTTTATCTGCGTAGAAGCTTCAGCTACCCCTGTCCCTGTTAAACTAACAGCAGACATTGCTGATGCTACTTGATCAAAACTAACCCCCATTTTAGATGCTATTGGAATAACATCACCCATTTGTTTTGCATACTCTGATGCTTCCCCTTTCCCTTCACGTACAGCAGCAGTTAATACATCCATTACACGGCTTGCTGTTAACCCTGAACTTTTGTAAGCACTCATCGCAGAGGTAGCTAAATCAGCTATATCTTTTGCTTCACCTAAACCAGAAGCAGCAGCTTTTGCAGATTCAGTCAATATCGTCATTGCTTCTGCACCTTTAAACCCTGATGATGTTATAAAATACAAAGCTTCCGCCAATTCTTTAGGGCTTTTGCCTATTTCAGGCCCTAATTTTAACAATTCCTGGCGCCATTCATTTACCTGTGTTTGTGCAACACCAACTAAACCAACAATTTTTTGCATGGAACTTTCAAAATCCTTTGCAGCTTTAAAAGCAGCAACCCCGGCCAATGCTAATGGCAATGTTAAAAATCTTCCGGCAGCAGTTCCAAAATAATACATATTCCGCCCTGTTTTATCAAGAGTTTTAGTAACATTTGCCATTGAAATATTCGCTTTTTGTTGAAAACGTTGCATTGCTGCTTCTGCCATTTGCAACCCTGCTGTATTAACCCCCAGGGTTGCTGTCATTGTTCCTATGTTCATCGTTTCTTTTTTTTCTTGTTTGTTTTGGAACCCTGCTTGTTTTTAGACTTTCTATTTTTTTATTATGTATTTTTACAAATCTTAAAAGAGATTCTTTCATTTCTTCCGGACTTTGTTTTATAGAAACTTCTTTTTTGTCATTACTCCAATCAGGCATAAAATCTAATGGAGTGGTTAACTTTAGCTGTGATCCTTTCTTTGAATATAAACAATTTACAATGTTTGTAATTATAGCAGCTAAATTAGCCATTCTAAAATCATCTCTCCAAGTACCAATAGGATCTATTTTATCATAGGCTTCCCATTCACTTATTTGAACAGAAGTAAGCTCATCCAAAAGTATATCTGGATGAGCAAACCCTAATTCTCGGCACAGCCGGAACTGGAATTGTCGTCCAGGCCGGCTTCGGAGTTTTTTACCAAAGCTTTTTTATCATCATCTGATATTTTATTTAAACGTTGTGCTACATTAACAATTGCTTCCAATCGTTTGGCACTCATATTTTGACTAAGAATAGTATAATCTTCCGGACGTAACAAAGATTTCCCTTCTTCATCACAAAGTGTAACAACAGCTAATTTTGCCCTAAAATCTTCCAATGAACGATCATAACTCACAACATCCCCTTTATTGTCCTTTATTTCTTTAAGCAAAGATTGTTCAAACCGGTCACGCTCCCTGCCAGTCATTTGGCGAACAAATACGTGTTCATCATTTCCTAAATCAACTTGTTCGATTTCAAGTTTTTCTTTTTTTAATAAATTTTCTCTGTTTAATATATTCATGATTAGTTATTTTTAAAATTTAACAATAAAATACCTTGATTAGATAATTCTTTAACCTATACACCAGAACTTGCCCCGGAATTAACCGTTACTTGTCCGCTTATCTGAAGTGTCACATCCGCAGTAATTTTATCATCTGCCGATATAGATAATGGCAATTCAGTTACCAAACCTTCAAATTCCAACGTGGTATTTTCAACATCTGGCAGAACTATTTCGTAATTTTGTAAATCATCATCCTCAAAATCTGTTTTCATCAGATCATACGTATCCCTTGTAAAATTCATTGCAAGAGTTACTGTCCCAGCATTACGAAAACCCGCGATAAATTCACGATACCCCCCGGTAGAATCAAGAGAAGTCACATCAATTGTATCTCTTGACATACCAGGACCGTTAATCGAATTAATTTCAGCAATATTCTCCCAGGCAGAACCATTCCACCTGCGAAATATAGTACCTACCCCTGTTATAGCATTACTCATATTATTACCTCCTTTTTTAAATTTAAATTAAACTTTCCGCCGATTTATATTAAAATTTACAATAAACCGAACATTTGAACTATCATCCCAGTCTAATAAAGCAGGACCACTGGAACAATAAATTATTAAATATAAAGAATCATCCCATGTCTCATTTGCCCGGCCATGTAATGTATTCTTTATGCTTTCTATAATATCCCATCCATTCAAATAATTTGTATTTCGTACCCGTATTTGTACAGATGGGTATTGATAACTATTTCCATTTTCACTCCCTGTTAATAATAATTCATCTGGAAAACCTGGTGTATCAAATATTGTTACACAATTTTTAGGTGTTGCAGGTTCTTTCCCTATAAATAAATTAGTAGCAAAAATAAGCCCTAAAGAACTTTCTGCTACAAGCATATTTTTAATATCAATCGAAGAAATATTCATTTTAAAATATTTTATTAAATTTTATTAAATTTAATTTTTAAATTAAAAATTTTATTTATATTTGTATTATACTAATAAATAAAATTATGCATTACAATAAAAAAACAACCACAGAAGATTTAATTAAAGTACTACAATATTTTGAAACATTTTCTGATATAAAAAAATCTAAATATAATTTTAACAAACTAATAAATTTATGCCCTTTTTTAGAGGAATCCTCTATTTTAAAGGAAAAACATGGTAAAACTTTTACTATGACCATATCATTTAAAATAAGATAATCATTTTATTTTAGCTTTATCTGCAATTATTTTTAAAACTTTATCTTTATTTCTTTTTACAGCAGATTCGAAAAACTTTGGACCTGCTAAACTTTTTCTTCCCCAACCAACCTCCCCTTTAACATTTTTACTCCCTCCTACATACATCTCATGTACAGGCATAGTATAATTAGCTCCAAATCCCATTATAAGAAATGGATTTTCTTTACTTGATGCCTTTACTAAACTTTCAGATTCAGAAACCGCAGCATTATATGATGAATTTAATAATGCTAATTTTTTTGTAGTAGTATTTTTAAAAACAGGGGCATTTTCTTGATTTCCTTTTGCTGTTACAACAAACCACGATGCCCGCATATTTCCAGTATCAACTGGAATTAAAGGAGGTGTTTTATCCATATCTTTTCGTATTGTTGCTGCAGCTCTAATCAACCCTTCCATAGTTCGTCCTTCAATCTTTTGAATCTCAGTATTAAGATTATGCATCACTTCATCAAACCCTTTTATTTTTGTATTTCCTATGCTATATGTCCCTGCCATTACCACATGTTTTTACTGGTTAAATATACTTTTCTTAAAAACTCAGTAGTTGAACCTAATACAGGTATTTTATCAAATCTTTTTATAATTTGAGCTCCCTCTATTTCGCTTGGAACTAATTCTCCTATACTTTCACCATCACTTTCTAATAAATCATCTAAAGTGCCTAAATATAAACAACCTTCATGATCTACATCCTGTAAAACATATATAATTGATTTTGCAACCAATTCATCCCCATTAGGAGCTATGAAAATTTCATTTATATTTTCCCATCTACAAGCAATTTCAACAGGGTCATCAAAAGTAAACCCACCCATACCATCATTAACCGGATTTCCCCAATATACAGCGGTTTGTTTGCAATTACGAATAATCATAGAGATAATGCTCATATTTTCTTTTCATTAATCATCAAAACTTGTTATAGCATACATAGTAGCAGAAGATTTCCCCAATTGGCTTATTTTACCGGTTGTATCAAGCACTTTTAACATTTGACCATATGGTGTAGACGCGAGGTTTTCTCCCCATTTTCCCATATATTTTACTTCAGCTTCGCCAAGTTTTTCTTGTACAGACATTCTAAAAAGAGTAGAAGCTAACATGTGTGCCGTAAGCCATCTTTCAAGCTCCTTTAATAAAGTTGTCCCTATTACAGTATCCCCTGTAAATACATTATCTATTACAGCACTTGCTGCTGTAATAAATATTTCTATAGTAGGATCAGATGATGTAACACCATCCATTATTTCTTTTACCTCATCAGCTGTCACCCTTACTGCCATATCTTATTTCCTTTCCTTTTGTCTGCTGTTCCATAAAAGCGGATCAATAGTTTTTACAATTGAATCATCCCATTTCAAACCTAACCATTCAAGCATCTCATATATCTGGGAATAATCACCATTTACCATACGCTCAGGCCAAATAACTTTACAATTTAACCCAGCTTCAATCATTTCAACAAATAATTTTTCATGTTGCCGTACCCACCAAAGCCAACCTTCCTGTTCATTATTTGCACCTACTGCTTTTTGAATTACCTTATCTTTAAAAGCATTCATATATGCTGTTTTCATACATGAATAAATAATATCACCAGTACGCCTGCGTACTATAATCCATTTAGCATTTGGATATGCATGATTCCATATAGGCCATAATTGACAAATAGCATGGCTTTTAAACATCCATATCTTATTTTTATCATATCCTTCTTCAACTAAAATATCATGGACACATTTTTTCCAATTCATTGGAATTAATAATTCTTTTGTATCTGGTAACGGAAATTGCCCCCTTTCATCAATTCCTAAAACTCCACCAATATATATTGTATTTAATTCTTTAATAGAACCATTTTCCATCATCTCTGATATATCCCCTGTAAAAACATCGCACATGCCTATAATCTTTGCAATGATTGTTGTTCCAGAACGCTGTGCCCCTGTAATAAAAATTGGAATATTTGAATTATCTTTAATCATATGTATTTTTTTAAAAGTTCAGCCCTGTTTTGCTTTCTTTCAGAAATATTACAAGTTCTTATAATTTGTTTAGGATGACGGCGATAATATGCCAAAGGTATGTTAATATAACCAATATTCAAATTTCCTTTTAAACAACGTAAATTAAATTCATACTCTTCAAAAGAATATACATTTTCTGATTCATTTAAATTCCCAATTTTTTCAAATACTTCCCTTCTGTAAATCAAAGAAGCACTATGTATAGTATTTCGCATTAATAAATTTTCAAATGTGGGCAATACAATTCTTGGTATATACAATTTAGGAGGGCGTGTTGAGCACATAAATATTTCCCAAGCATTCCCATGTGCAAAATGAATATCTTTAAATGACGGGCTTCTAAATGCCTTAATATAACTTTCAATTGCATTTGGTGTAAGCATATCATCTTCATGCAAAAATTTTATTAAATCACCATCAGCTTGTGATAATGCTTTATTAAAATTTTGAGGCCAATTTCCTTCTCCCTGACTAAGGATAAGCTGCACATTCTTCTTTGGGACACTCTTAACAGCTTTTTTTAACCATCCTCTATCTTCTTTATATGGGATTATAATACTTACACGCATAATTCATAATTTACATAATCATTTACCCATGCAATATTTATAGCTTGATGTACCCGTGGTTTACCATGAAAACATACCAAATTAACATCTTTTGGCAATTTAGTTACAAGTTGTCTGTTTTTTGGTTTAAAATCAACAATTAAATCTGTTAATTGCTGCCAAAAAATATCTGCTTCAATATGTTTACGTAAAAACATATCCATTCTTGACCCTCTTGTTTGGTGTTCTTTTATCCATATATCCCACACATGTTTTATTTTTTGTGAATTATTTGGAAACCAAACTAAGCCTGTAGCTAATTGTCTCTTTTGCCAAAAATCTTCAAGTGTAATAAATTTTGATTCATCTTTTACCAAATCAAAAATATTTTTAATAGAAGTAATAATTGCTGTATCCAAGTCTATATATAAAAAAGGACGATATTGTTCCATTTCAGGACTATATAATTGCATACGAGACCACGTGCCCGGGTAATTATTTTTCAATGGAATCAATTCCAAATTGCCTAATTTATAATGTTGGGTAGCCTTATCCCATAAACAAATTACACGAAATTTTTCTTCTGATTGCCATTTAATATTAATATGTCTATTAATCAATTCTACATCACTCATGGAAAAATCCTTTCCACTTCTTAATACTAATACTATAGTTTTTATTGTGCTCATTTTCTTAAAAAAGTATAATTATTAACATACCAATCATAAACATTTTTTATACCTTCTCTAAAATCAGTCTTAGCTTCCCATCCAAGACTTTTTATTTTAGTTATATCTAAACAACGATCCCGGACACCTTCAAAATTATTATTATAAATTATTTCACCTGTGTATCCTACAACATCTTTTATAATTCTAACAATATCTTTAATCTGAATACTAATACCCGTGCCTATATTAATAACTTCTGAATTATCATAATTATTCATTATATGAACTAAACCTTTCGCAAGGTCATCCACATAAATAAATTCTCTACAAGCTTCCCCCGTCCCCCAAACTTCCACACTTGAAATTTTACTTGTCTTTGCTTCATGAAATTTATTAATTAAACCAGGTACCACATGCGCCGAAGTTAAATTAAAGTTATCTCCTATCCCATAAATATTTGCAGGTATAGCAGAAATAAAATTACATCTATGTTGCTTATTATACATTTGACACATTATGACACCTGCTATTTTAGCAATAGCATAACCTATATTTGTTTTTTCAAGTGGCCCGGTTAATAAATCTTCTTCTTTAATAGGTTGAGAATCAGAATTTGGATAAACACAAGCGGAACCACAAAATAAAAGTTTCGTTACATTGTATAATTTTGCAGATTCAATAACATTACATTGCATTACAAGATTTTCATAAATAAAATCCCCACTTTGAGTATCATTTGCATAAATACTTCCTACTTTTCCTGCTATATGAAAAACATATTCTGGTCTTATTTTTTCAAAAAGAGTTAATACTCTCTTTTGATCTAATAAATCACAATCAACTCTGTCAACACAATAAATATTTACATATCCCTGCCTATTCAATTCTCTTATAACTGCCCAACCAGTCATTCCCTGACAACCTGTTACTAATATTTTACTATCAATATTCATACTCTTAGTTTTTGATTAAAACATCTTTTATTATTTTTAAATCTTCTTTTGTCATCTCAGGATAGTTTCCACAATAAAAACTATTATTATGTAAAAAATCACTGTTTGGTAAATTATACGTTTGTTTTACATATTTTTTATAGAATGGTTGATTTTGCATGTTTCCAGCAATCATTGGCCTGGTTTCAATTCCCGAATCAAAACATTTGGATAAATATTTCTTTTTTAATTCAGGGGTTTTACAAATTATTGGAATTGCAAATGGTGATAATTGAACAATATGATCATGCTTAATATTTATAAAATCATTATTTTCCTTTATTGTATCTTCAATTAATAAATAATTCATTTCTCGCTTACTAATACTATCATTCAAACATTCCAATTGTAAACAACCTAAAAAACCTGTTATTTCAGTAGGCCTTAAATTATATCCTAAATCATAAAAAGTATATTTTGCATCAAATTCAGATTTTATATCAAACTTTTCTCTCCATTTTCTTTGTTGCTTAATTGAAAGATTTCTATCCCACCCATTCGCACGTACTATTTTTAACATTTCGGTTAACTCTTCATTGTCAGTACAAACCATCCCCCCTTCAATAGTTGACATATGGTGAGCTACAAAGAAAGAAAAAGTAGAGGCAATTCCAAAATTACCTGTTTTTCCATATATAGTCTCAGTCCCTAATGCTTCACAATTATCTTCAAGTAAAATAATCCCCCACTCATCACAAATATTTTTAATACCATTAATATTATCTATAAACCCTAATACATTTGTAAGAAATAATACTTTTAAATCTATATTTTTTATAACAGATAATAATTGTTCTGGACTTATATTTAATGTATTCACCTCACAATCTATTGCCACCGGAACAAATCCCATTTGTATGATAGGCATCACATTTGTCGCCCAAGTCAATGCAGAAAACCCTATTTTATCCCCTTCTTTAATTCGACCTAAATTCTTTAAAGATTGCAACAAAGCTAAATTAGCACTCCCTCCACTATTAAAAAGAATGGCTTCATCCCTGTTTTGCTTTTGAGCAAAAGCTATTTCAAAAGACTTGCATTGAATATTCATGCTTAATACTTCCGCTCCTATAATAAATTTTGCAAGAGCTTGTTTAGTATCACATTCATTTAAAAATGTATTTCGCATCAATGGAATCATACTTTTTAAAATATAGTTAATAAATCTTTATCAATTTTATCCAAATTACTTAATAATGTAGTCATAGTAGAATCTTTTTTAAAATGATAAACATGTTTAAACATAGAAAAATCATAACCATATACATTTTTAATTCCTCTTACTACACATTCTGTATCATGTACAATAAGATAATCTGCTTGTACTTTTTCTAAAAAAGGTTGACGAACCTCCGCCGGGGCACCATCAATAAAAGCTATTGAAAATTTATGTCTAAAAAGAGAATGTTTTAATATTTCTTTAGAAGAAACTAATTCAATTACATGATTAATATTTCTCCATTTCAATGATTTTTCTACCCATTTTTTATTTGTTTCAATTGATAACAATTTTCGTTGTTGAAATGCACAAATGATATGCATTATTGGAGTGCTATTATATCCTGTACCAAATTCTAAAACATCCCCACTTTTAATTGTATTTAAAACATGGATTAACAAAGGTTGATGAGAACTCCAAGCTTCTAATTTTAATAAGCCTTTTTTATATAATAAATACGATTGCTTATACTCATCTTTTAATAAATCAACATATTTATCATTTATCATGGTTTTTTTGAATAAAATTTAACAATTTCAAAGTATCTAATGTTACCTTTTTATTTGAATCAAAATCTATATCACCTTGCAACATATCAATAATACACTCTTTTAATGAATCTTGTTTTGTTGTTGTTAAATTTACAACAAAATCACCAAATATGATCCATTTATTTTTTCTTCCACTTATATTATACTCAAAATAACAAGTTTGATAATATTCATTAATCATGTATAGATATAATGAATCATCATATCTATCAACAAAAATAACCTTCCATTTTTTAGACTTACTCCATTTTAACAATAAATATAAATCATGATAAAGTAAACTATCATATATGCTTTCCATGTTTATTTTATGTGGTTTCTCCCAATGAAAAACAAAATTTTGTATATTTTTTAATTTAATATCAATAATTTCTTTTCTATATAAAAATAGATTATCAATAAAAATAAAAATTCCTTTTCGATTTGCTATACTAAATAATTCTTTAGCTTTCTTATAATCCCCTGTAAATGGTTTTGTACAAAAGATATATTTAATATTGTTATCCAAACATTTTTTAACTATATCATAATGACTTGAAGTTGATGAACAAACAAAAGCTATATCCACATTAATCTTATTCCAAATACTAATATCAGTTTTTGAATCCACAATTAATACTAAATTCGTCAAACTAACAATCTTCTCTTTAACTATATTAGCCCAATACCCATTACCAAATAAAATACTATTCATCATATCAATTTAGATATATTATTTGCAATTAATAAACAAGTTGATATTTTGCCAGACAATACAGATACAATTTTCTGATTATTTTGTTCTAATATATCAAATATACTTAATCTCTCATCATCATCATTAATTGGTAAAGCCCTTACAGTTTGCCAATAATCCACAAAATCACAATTTTCAATAAATCTAAAATATTTTTGAGATTCCTTCACTATTTTATTAACTTGATGTTTAACTATAACATTATCATACACATGCTTTTTCAAAAAATTATTTTTTATAATTTCTTTTCCATAATACCATATTTTCGGAATCTCCATATTTTCTGTTTGATATACAACTGATTCTTTAACATGGTATAATAAAAATGTGTTATCATTAAACCCTTTTGGCATAATACTACAAAACTTTCCATCCATTATAGTTAATCCCACCTTATGTGCTTTATACTTAAAAATTGGAATGATTACTGTTTGTAATTTTAATTTAGTTTGTGGTAAATCTAAAATACCTTTTATTTTATTAATATTAAAATAAGTAGTATTAATAACTACATCATATCCTTCTAAATCTTTTTTATTTGTTATTCTCTTATTCAAAAGAAGTTTAATTCCTGAACATTTCAAATCTTTATCTAATTTCAACTTTATTAAATCATAATCAAAAATAGGTTCATTTGTTAAATAAGAAGATTCAACCCTATCAAAATTTATATCTAACTTAGGAGATTGTTTTTTATATATCAAATGTAAATCATCACAAAAATGTTCATAATTTTCACTATTAACATAACTATTTTTTTCAATCATATAATAATTTTCAAAATCAGAAGTTATAGCATTACTAAAACAATCATGAAATAATTTATACCCGTCCAAACTTTGCACAGCAGTTGTTTTACTTCTGGGATAATGGAAACCGAAATGCAATCTATTATGATTTACTTTTGATGCATTTTGCATAATATCATTATTCATATCCACTAAAGTAATATCCTTATACTTTTTAGATAATTCCAAAGCTATTGTAATCCCAAATATTCCTGCACCAATAACAATTATTTTCATACGTAGTTAAATATTTTGTTTTTCCAATATTCAAAATTCAATTTATCCATATTCCATTTACCAGTTTTTATTCTTATGTATTCTGATACTAAAAAATCCTCAGTTACTTCCTCCCAATCATCTACAAAACATATTGGTAAGTCTGTATAAAATTGATTATTTATATTTCTTTTTTCAATTGGGACCGTCCCCATATACAAACATTCCCAGGTTCGCGGACAATCTATCCCATTTCCCTGTGGAGAAATAGTAAAATTATGATTATACAAATTATCAAGATATGTATCAAAATCTTTTCCATTATGCCCATATTGCATCGTAACCCATGTTTTATTCTTAAATATTTGATATGGTTTATATCTATGTTCCGGATTATGTGCTATTGTATGATTTACATATAAAAGATTCCTATATTTTCTTGGTTGTAAAAGTTTCTCTTCCATTTTTTTAATCTTAGGAATACGCTTCAACCATTTAGCATTTTCAAGACCAATAGGTAAAGATTCTATTTTAGGGTCAATTATATTTACATTTTGTGCATACCATTTAATAACATTGTCCGGGGCATTAAAATCAATGCAATTATCACTATTATGCGTAATTAAAATATAAGGTGGAGTATTTGTATGTTTTTTTAAAAATTCTTTAATATCATGCGTATGACAATAGAAAATGTTTTTTCCATCTGCTAAACTTTCAAACTTCTCCCCTTGAATAAAATCAAACATTAGCTTAAATATAAATGTAAATTTTTTGAATGTATATGTAAATTATTAATTCGAATATGCTCATCACCCATTTTAAAAAAAGGAATTTTTCTACCTTCAATATCTTTAACCCAAATCACATTATATTCAGGATGTTTTATTAAAACTTGACTAATATCATGATCTGTAGGTTTTGCCCCCGGGCCTTCATTTTGTGTACCCCCTACAAATTGTCCCCACGCTGCCGGGTCAAAAATAGAATTAAAATCTTCAAAATTTGGTGAGTTTGGTAGTGTAGGCAGTTTTGTAATGAATATATAACCTCTTTCAATTCCATAAATCCCCATCAATCCCATTTCATGAATCATTCCTAAATTATATTTGCGAATAATTTTCTCTTTACCATATGTACTTAATAAATCTATAAAAAATCTTGTCATTAAAGAAATAGCAATATAATTCTTAATAAACATAAATCCTGTCATATATTTATATTTACTTCCTGCTGTAATAGCTAAATATGGATATTTTACAGTAAACAAAGTATGAAAATCTTTTAAAGAACGATATAATAATACATCATTTTCAAAATGATATACATTTGTTAAATCCTTTTTTTCAATATAATTTTCAATATAAACCAAACGTGTAGTTGTAATTGTCCAAAAATCATTTGCTTTTCTTTTATATAATAGATTTAACTCATGTATCTTATCTGTATAATATAAATCTTTATTAACTACAATTATATTATAATCAATAAAAACTTTATTTTGCAAAAATTTAGAATCTACTAAAAAATGAATGTTTAATTCAGGGTTAAACATGCGTATTTGTTTAAAAGTATCTCCAAGATAATTAGGAAACTTTTCTCCACTATGAAACATCACTAAATCCATGTATGCAATTTTATCATTATATTATCTGTATTCTTATATAAATCAATTTGTTTTTTAATATCACTTTCTGACCATTCCGAATGTTTAGCTGTTACAACAGTTTTAACATGTTTATATAAATATTCATCTTCATGATATTTAGCAATAAAATTTCCATATAAATCATAATCAGAACAACCACTGGTTTCTTGTGTGCGATTTAATTCATTTGCAAATAACTCAAAAAACCCATATTTATTTAATTTAGTTAAAGCAACAAGTTCTTTTACATACTCCCGTTTTATATACATAATCTCATTGATAAACGAAAAATTATACTCCCTGCCATAGCCTAATAACTTTTGCATTATCTTATAATATGGAGCATGATTTTGGTCTTTTCCTAAGAAAAAAACAGGTTTATTGTTTTCAATAATATTTATCTTCCTATTATATATGTTATCAGCTTCTGTGACCAAATACTCATCCCCAGTTACATTTTGAAATAATTTAACAAACTGTTGACGATACCATCCTGTTCTTTTCTTTATCGTATTTCTAAACAAACTAAAATCAAAATCAATAACTTCATCATCTAAAAAATAATTAATTCCTGAAATTCTTAAATATTTTGGAACTTTTGTATTTGTTATATGGTAAATATCCTTAAATCCTTCAATATTTTTTATAATAGAATCATATACAAAACTTAATTTTGTAAAATCTTTTTCATGCGCGGGGACTAAAATATCATACATAAACTATAATTTTATCCAATCATGCAAAATAAGCCTTTTTCTATCTATCAAATCTTGATCTTTTTTCCTTGCTACCCATTTTTTAGGAGCTATTACAATTTTATTTGAATTATTATTTAAATATGCTGCCCACCAACTAAATGTACTATTTGCAATAATATTATGTTTGCAACAACTCATCAATTCTAATTCAAGATAATCATCTAATTGTACAAAATAAAAATTAGGAAAATATTCCTTACACCAAGCAATATCATCACTAAATACAAAAACAACATAATTTCCTTTTAATAAAGATAATATCTTTAATGCATTAATATAGTATTCTAATGGCAAAACATATTGGTTGTTTTTTCCAAGATAATCCCCTCTTCTTACATGCAAAGAAACTGAATTACTTTGTGTGATTTTTCTTTTTAAATCTAAAAATTCCTTAGTATAAAAATTTTCCTTAACCTGATATTCTTTCTTTAATACTGGAAAAATATTTGTATGATAAAAAGAAGATTGCCAATATCCACTATACTTATACCCAATATCAATAATAGATTTAGAATTAAACCCTTTTTCTAATATTGTTCTTTTATATACTTTAGATGTAATTAATTTTTTATCTAAATCAATCTTATATTTACATAACCTAAATAACCTTGGTGGAACTTGTGGTTTATTATACCACGAAATATCATAATCTACCGATATTCCTAAAAATTCCTGAAATTTTCCAAAAGCATACTGGAACAATTGATTTCCAACTCCTCCACAAATCCTTACTGTATTCATTATTGATTATAATTATTTAACAGTAATTAAATCTTTTACATTTACTTTTTTAAATTCTTGTATAGCACTATTAATAGATGCATTTAAAATTTCAATTCCCATATTATTAGCATCTTTTGCAATTTGAGAAAATCCTAATAAATGCCTGTTAAAAGGCAATCCTCCTGGCCCCCTTCTTTTTTCTTTTCCAGCATTAATATTTAAGTTTTTTAACTTACCATACAAATCATGCCAATGTTGTTTACCACTATCATCTAATTTCATATCAAATCCTACTAAAATAATTCTCTTTACCCCAAGGTGTGCAGCTAAACTTATTGATGCTGCACCACTATTTGCATTCCATGAAACCATTTTAGGATTTGAACTGATTCCTTTTGGGTGCTTTGTATCCCTTCCAACATATTTCACCCAAGGACATTTTTCAACTTGTGGATGACATGATACTTTTATTCCTGGGAAAATTGATATGTTGTTTTTCTCTCTAACAAAAAACCCACTATCCCCAAAAAAAACAAAATCAATCCAATTTCCTATTTTATAAGACATGTTAACCCCTATCACATGCTTATCATGTATAGCTTCCATGTACGGAGAATAAGCATTAGGGGTAGTTTTTCCTTCGATAACACTTTGAACAATATTTTTAGGAATATTAAATTGTTCTACTAACGAGGGCCCTCCCCCTAATATCCAACACTCTCCATTCTTCCATATTTCAGGAACATGCCACATATAATTAACTTTGTAAATCTTTAATTAACTGCTTAGCCACTTCTTCTTCCAATGGAAGTTCATTCATCTTTTTATTCTGAGAATTATAAATGTCAAAAAACCCTTCATTTTCATCACTTGGTTTCAATGTATATGTAATTGAAGGAATGTTCATTTCAACTTCTTTAAAATCTGTAACAGGTTCTAATGCAATAATAACATCCCGAAATGCTTTTGGAATTTCATGTGGATAAGCTTTAAATTTTTCTCCCGGCTTAATAATTTTATTTTTTCTAAGCCTCAAAGTCCCACCATTATTTTTCCAAAGAATCCTGCCTTCTGTAATAGAATTAAATGAAGATGGTGTATTAATATTTTCCTTATTTTTTCGTATCATTTTTTCAATTTTTAAATTAATTAACCTGATTAGTCAATTTTAAATTAAGCCAAATGGATAATTCCTGACCGTTTATTATAATCACTGCGAATCTGCGGAACCTGAATTGTCATGACTTTGTAATTTGTCACCATATTGCCTTCTGACTTCCATTCCACATTCTGAATACCCATGCCACGGACTAAACGAACAACATCACTCGTCATTTGTACCAAAAGCACATTGTCCGCAGGTAAAGTATCTACTACTTTAATACCGGTAATACCAGCAATTTTCATAATACGTTCACGAATAGTTGTACCAGGTGTAGTAGAATCATAATCACCATCAAGCACTGTTTCATAATTGGTCGGGATGTATAATTTCCACGGGCCATAATGATAATCAGCAATAGATGCCTGTTTTAATGCAAGAACATCCTGTACAATCAATGCCCCGGTAATCGGAGAATCGTCCCAATGTATATCCAATGTAACCAAATTCCTGTCAGGATGGTTGATATAACTATAGATAGTATTTCGTCCATTCGATCCTTTTTCACCAAATGAATAATCAGTATTGGTAAACAACATCGCTTCTAACTTTTCAGCTACTTTTCTTGCAGCAGTTTGAGCATCAATTGTGTCCAAAGGATTACCAAGATTTCTACTTGCCGCTAATTCACGAGCATTGATTTCATAATCAACATGAATTATGGGAATAGGTAAATAATGATAATTAAAATCAGGACGATCATTTTTACCACGGGTAATACCATCCATAGTAAGGTCAGCTTCCATTGCATCGCTTACATCATGATATTCAAGTACTGTAGTACCCATTGCATTACCTAAATTATAGGTAAGCCCGCTATCAATCAAATCCTGAACCCCTCCAAGACGTTGACGAGCTACTTCAAGCAAAGATTCATCTAACGCTTTCCATTCGTCACGACGAAGTGTGGCATTTGAATTAATACGCTGTGTGACATAATTCGCCGGTTTATTTGGATTACCCCCCTTATAATAAGTTATATACGAATTACCATCATTTCCAATAAAAGGCCGCATTGTCCCGGGATTAAGCTTGCCATTAGACAATAACATCTTGGCAACCTGTCCATTCCCGCCTCCATTACCTAATAAATCAACATTTACGTTGTTTTTCATTTTCTTCTCCTTTCTTTAATTACATTATTCTAATTTGAGTGTACTGCGTAGTTGTGGCCGTAGCTGCACTGGATTCAGAACCTTCAAGAGAAGATAAATCTTTAGCTTCAAGCACTTGTCCTACAATGTGCATATCATAAATAGTATGATCCCCTCCACCCGGGGCATCATCATCAGATTCCCAACTCTCATTTGTACGGACTAATTTACGAAGAAACCCAGCCCCATTACTTTCAACAAAATCACCAATAACAACAGTTTCCTCATCTGCAAGCAAACCATATACAATATCCCCCCTTGTAGGGACCCATACTTGTACTTTATCTGAAGCTGCATAAGCTTCATCAATCGCTTTACCTTGTAAAGCATCTTCTATCGCAAACATAGGAAGAGCTGTTTGTCCTGCCCCTGAATGTTTTTGAAGTGTCCCGGAACTGTTTAATTCAACCAACATCCCCGGAAGGATAGCTTCTGCCGCAGTATATTCTTCACGAATATGTAAATAATTCTTTAATTTAATTGTGTTGTATTTCATAATTACTCTCCTTTCTTATTTTGTAGTTTCAATTTCTACTCCAACCGGATACAAAGCTTCCTCATCATTAAAGTTAACATTCATACGATGAGAATTGCCATTTAAGGCATAATTAGCTTCTACATCATCATTATTATTAACATTTACAGAATTGTAAAGTTTTTCAAGAAAATCTTCACTAAGGGTATTTAAAACAGCTTCCGGCCATAAATCTTTTTCAGTATTGTCCTGAATCCCTTTTATCATATTAGCTCTTTTATCAGCTAATTGTTTTCTACCAAAAGCAAGAGCAGCCTTATCCTCAGCAGACATTGCATCCAATATCTGATCCGAAGTAAGTTTTGCAGATACTTCTACTTTCTTTTCAACAGGTTTCTTGGACAAAAGCATGTCCAAAACAGGCTCATCCTGTGTTAAAAGCCATTCACGATTTTCAGCAGTCATTCCAGCAGCATTACTATTTATAATAGCTACAACTTTCTCCATGCACTGCCCACATTCTTCTTTATTATTCATTGCTTTACCTCCTTTATTAACATTAAATTTACTTCTCACCATGTGAGTAACCACAGGCACATAATCTATTTTTTGTCTTACTTCAATTGGATTGTTAATCAATGTCGGAACCCCGCTTTCATTTATTTCATAAGATTGTTTAAGCATTTTCCTATCATTTTTATCTCTTTTAGAATATATCACATGAGTATTATCCATATCTTCCAAATAATGATAAGCATTTTCCGAATCCATCTTATTCAACATATTTTGAGCAGATTCTATCATATACCTATATCCTTGATCCATATTAGCATCAAGAATAGATTGTATATGTTTTTGTTTCTCCTCATTAATTTGTGCTGCATCATCAACAACCATATTTTTACCTCCTTTCTTTTTTTGATTTACACGAACACCACAACCATCTTCCCACGAACAAGCACCAATCCCCCCGGGCAAAAGAGCAAGATGGTCTGGTCTATGGTTGATAGCTACTGCGTTATATTTTTCATTATGCCATTGTCCCGGCTCAATATTTGTATCATTAAAAACACCTATACTAACTTCAAGTGGATCTCCATTCATAATTGCCAACAAAGCATTGGAAGAAATATTGTTTAGTTTTTCTTCGTCCAAATAAGCTTCAGCCATTAATTTAGTATCAACTAAATGTGTATGATATACTTTTCCAACTGTAACTTCTGAATCAATTATTTCAGGAGAATTTGCCGAAATATTATCCCCTTCATTGTTTACAGGATGATTTATTACTACCGGAATACCGTTCCATGATTCCGGATACTTGCCAAGTTCTTCCGCAGTATGCAACAAAGGCCCCATACTTCCATTGTGCACACCTTCTACCATCATCACAACAGGAACAACAATATGCTTGCGCCCTTGGTGTATCTCCTCTCTTATAGTGTAATTTGTATTTGATGTATTTACATAAAGTTGATTATTTGCAACCACACTATTGGCTTGTCTTATAGCTGTAGGGGCACAACTACTATCAGAACCTCCATCTTTTATGCATTTAGCTAAAATAGAATTAGCCACAGATACCCACCTCTTTTTTTGCTCAGGGGAAAGCCCCTTTTTGTGAGATTCTACATCTGATATTTTCCACATACTATTTTCCTCCTAATTTTATTTATTTTCATACCTCCTTATTCTTTAATTGAAGGAAGCCAACAACATCTGCAAAAAGGATGTACAGGAATTACCCCACTCGCTTCATCCAATGTAAATACTTTTCCTTGCAAACTTTCACATTCCGAACAAACCTTATCATCACCTGCTGTTTGAAATTCAGCTTCAACACTAACCCCCTCAACACCCCAATTTCTAAATTCTTGCAATTGAGCTTCCGCATGTGCCCGTATTATTTCCGTCCGCGCAAGCATTTCTGCCCGTCTTTTTGCAGAAATAAACCTCCCTAATGTATCCGTAACACCTAAATCACCTATACCTTGTCCATTAATAACAGAAACTAATTTACGAGCAAGCAACAATGGACTGTCCCCATCTGCTATACCTTGTGCCAAAATACGGCTTATATAAGCATCCATTTGTTCTGAAATTCCTTTTAAATCTGAATAAACCCGGGCATATAATATTCCTAATCTATCAAGATGAATAGGCAAAGCCATAGATATTTCAATTCCTCCGGTATCATCTATAGATGGTACTTTAAATCCTGCTTTCTGTAACTCATATCGTGCCCTAATTACTCCTCTTTTATATGAATCAAACACATACTTATTAGTCCAGGCAAAATTAACAGCATCACCTATTTGTTCAAATTCCCTTATATCAAGAATACCCAAATTTACTTGTATTCTCAACCATTCCATAAATTTTGTAATCTTTTCCTGGCTTAACCGATAATTAAAAGCTTGCCACCCTGCTGGAAGTACCTGATTTATTTGAATGTTTTTTTGTAAACCAAAACAATCATTATCAACTACTGTTTTCATAATAATAGAAATTATTATGTCAAAACGACGAAGCATATCACGCGTAAATAAATTTCGCAACACTGTTGTGCGTGTTGGATCATATTGTTTGTATATATCTATTTTATTTCTAAACATCATTATCTATTTTACTATCTTTGGTATCTTTTTTTTTCTAAAGGAGCTTGTTTCTCTGTAATTTCCTTAAATTTTTGCATACTTTTTTGTTCTAAAGATTCAGGCCCTCCCATCATTTGTTTTAACTTGTTAATTTGATCTGAGGTAAACCCCATACAAAATTCTACAAATGCTTCCGGAGATAATACTGCTTCCGACATTGGGCTTGAAGTATAGTCTTTCAAAGCTGATGCTCTTTCTTTTCCAATTTTAACCCTATCGCCTTCACTCAAAGCAAATAAATCTTCCCAAGTCGCAGAATATCTACTTGTTGTTAATCTTGGAAGAACCCCAAGCTCCATACAGCGAGTTACAAAAGGGCGAATAATATGAGGTTCCGCATGTTCCTGCCTACGTATGCGTACATATGTTTTCCATTCTGATGTATCTTGCGCACTTGATAATTCTCCACGTTCACTTCCTACTAATATTCTTTTTGGAATACCTGTAACTGCTGATATCATTTGTATTTGCACATCAACATGGTTTATAGGATCTGCAATTTGCTGTGCTAATGCTTTTAAATCCACGCCTTCATTAACCAATATCCTCCGTAAATTATGCTCATACTCATCAATTTGTTCTTTTAAATCAGCTTTTGTTTTAGGGGTCATTTGAAAATCTTTATCAACAGAACCCGCATAACCTGGCCGTGCCCCTCTCCAAAACATTTCCGCATCCCCTCCTACAAGTTTTTCCAAATCAATTAACCGATTAAAGACAACTTCTAAAACAGGGGTACTTTCTATATCAGATTCTAATGGATTATCTATAATGTGTACTATTCTGCTGTAATGTACTTCAATAACTGTACTTACACCACCTTCCATTTGTTGTACAGTAATAGAATAAGTTAAAGGTTTTCCATATCTCGGGTTTCTTGCATCTGTTTCATATGTATTTATAACAGCAGACCCTTCTCCAAAAGGCATCAAATAAATTAATTTTCTTTTTCCTATAGACGGTTTTTGAAAATCATCATTTTTTTGAACATCATCTAAACCCAATAAAATAATACCATATTTTCCAATACCAGTTAAACGATCTACCCTGGAAAATATTGATTGTAACCCAAATTTATCATTTAAATCAATCCAAGCTTTTTCAAATGGGGTTTCTTCCTTTTCAGATTCTACCAATTCTAATTTTCCTTGCCAAGTCGCTTTTACTGGACGGTCTATAATTGCTTTTGCAATATCTTGTCTAAAATAACGTGCAACATAATCTTTATATTTTATATCCACAGGATATCCGAGAGCCTGATATATATCACGATCCCCTCCGTATGTTTGCTGCCCAAGAGAACTCGCCAAAGCCATGCGTGATACTAACGTGCTTAATGTTTGCAAATCCGTATTTGATGTTATTTCTTTTGATTTTATTGCGCGTTTCATTTTATATCAATTTTAATATGTGCTAATTAAAAATATTAGGAAATAACAAAGAATCTAAAGATAATCCCATATTTTTTAAATTGCCCACAGTTTTTTGTTTATTTTGCCCATTCAAAATATATATTTTTAAGTCACGAACATCTTGTTGTGTTATTTCATTTGATTTTAATATTTGCTCTATATATTTAAAAAATCTATTCTCCATATCAAGTCGTTGTTGAGAAGCTTCCTTTTTATTTTCTGCCACAGTAATTTTAATTTCATTATCCTGCATAATAACATAATCTGTTATTTTCTGACATTTATTTTCTATATAATCTGTTGTTGGACGTTCATTTAATGCAGTTTGTATATCTTTCTTACTTGCCTTTATATCAGTTACCCATACACCTAATAAAAACACTACAAAAGAAACTAATGCAGATAGCAAAATATTAGCTAATTTTTTCTTTAAACTTTCTGGCATAGTTTAAAATTTTAAATCTATTTATATAAATAAAGATTATCAACAAACTTATGCTTAAACAAAACAAAAAAATACCATTCCATATTTTTCCCCACATTACAGCATCACTTCCTTGAAATATATTAATTTTAAATAAACAAATAAAATAATACAAACAAACAATACTAAAAAACAAAGGAAGCACATATAAATAAATTCTTTTTACTATTTTATCAGGAAACATATATCCTGTAAAAATAGACAATCCTATTATAGGTATATGATGACACAGTGCCCACACTGTCTTCCAACCTAAACTTGTGTCCCTGTTTGTAGCATCAATAGAATGAAATAAACTTAATAACAATATTACTATAAATGGCAATATTGTCATTGTTTTAATAATTAAATTATATTTTTTCCTTTCATCCATAATCAATATTCATTTGGTTTAGGCGGATCAGGATCTGGATCGCACACATTGGTATGTATCACGAATTTTTTCTGTAATTTTAGTCTCTTTTTCATTTTTATAATTTTATATTATGTTTATTATGATAAATGTGAATATATCTGCAAATTAACACTCTCTCCTCTTGCACTACGCCCATCTGGCTTTTTATACATGATGCGTTTTATTTCTTTTCAAATGTAAATATTTCCTGTCCAGATTTTTTTAATGTATCCATCAGCCTATTAAAAGTATTTCGGCTCGTACCATACTTCAATAACCAAGATGATTGATCGTTCCTCTCTCCTACTAAAATACACCCAAGCGTGTCTTTAACAGTATTACCCGAGTGAATTCTAATTCCTTCAAAATGTTTGACCCCAATAATCAAAGGCATTTCTTTCTTAAATTTAGGAGACCATGAAAGGATCATCTCATAAATACCGTAAGGAATAGCAGTTTCCCCATATACTTTACCTTCTCCTTCATCATTAAGATCACCGTCCTTATTTAAATCTCTTGTCTTATCCTCAAGGGTATCGCAAAAATACTCACCATCTATATATATTTTACCGGCAGTATAATCTTCTCCAAAAATATCATTAATTAAAGTTATTTCCATTTCTTAGTCCCCATTTTTTATTAAAATTTAAATATTTTTGTTATAAAGAATAATAATGATAATAATTACAGATATAAGGTATTATTTTATGTCTTTTCTGTTTCATTTACTTTTGATTCCATCGGTTTTTGTCCAAGTTTTAAACCAATAAGTACCCCTTGAATTGAAGTATAAAACGCAATTAAAAGAGGTATTTCTGCTTTAGAAATAAAAGCGAGGCCAGTTGTCATGGCCATTACCCAAAAGCTTCCAATTACGAAAATTAACCTGTTTGAGCTTTTGTTACCCGTACTTTCCTGTAGATAATTTGTTTTCATAATATTAATATACATTTGTTTTCTATTGACATAATTAATTTATCCCCGCTGGTTTATATTCAATACACCTCATTTTAGCTGTTATTGACCCTGATACTTGTGCTTCTCCTGTTATTTTTAAAATATTATTTAAGTTTTTCATCTTTTTAAAATTTAAATTAAGCATTATAAAATAATATAAGTATTTTCATTTGATTTAATTTATCAATTGGAGAAGTAATGGCAATGATAGATCACTCACGCCAGTGTATCCCAACGTTGTCATGTGAACACCGTCATAAAATATATCTGTGTTAGAATAATCCTGATACCGACTATCTGATAATAAGTTTAAAAAATTATCTGAATAATTCCCTTCCCAATTATCAATAAACATTTGATTTAAAGTTTGTGATTTATTCGTAGGGTCATCAATTAAATCAGTTGTACCAATTTGCATAACCGTAAATTGCGACTTAATTGCATTGTAATAAGCTTTTAAATTACTATCAGTTGTCGCATTACTTACATCGTAATATATATCATTTGTTCCAATCCAGTATATACATAAGTTTAAGTCTACTTGCGAGTCATGTCCGTCAATTACATTTTGGACATTGGCCAGCATTTGTGTAGAAGTACGACCTCCTACACCTATAGTTGAATAACTTACAACATATTCTAAGTCTCTTAATTCTTGTACAAGCAAAGGAGGGTATATATTTAAATTCGTGTGCGAATCTCCGTCAAACACTATATTTATAGTGTGAACATTACTGCCTAACTTCTTTTGAAAAAAGTTTATAATCTGAGCATCTATTGAAATAGATAGTATTAATCCGAATAATATTAAAATCTTTTTCATATTATTAATTGTGTACGTAAGTTAATGTCTGACCAGCAGCAGTAAACACTGCTTGTAAATTAACAGCATCAGTATTATCATTTCCGCCTGTAGGCGCAGCATTTGTTCCACCATTTAACGTCAAAGTTAAATTAGTAGTCGGAGCATTTGCAGAAAAGTAGGCATTTAATGCTGCTAAAATGTTGTCTATAGATTCAACATCCAGAGAGCAATACTGAAAATTAACAGTTGTAGTAGTAGTTCTAATCCAGTTAAATCCTCTAAATATATTTAATGATGCATTAGAACTCATATTTAATGAGTTAATTGCCCCACTTAATGATGTTGTATTAATACTATCTAAAGCTGTTCCGATAATTATTACACTTGTAAAATTACGAGAAGAAGTAGGCAATATCACTAAATTAACCCCTGTGCATCCAGCTACACTTAAACTTCCACCTAATCCAGGATATCCAGATAAGTCAACTGTTTTAAATGTATTTTTTAAATTTAATAAATTAAAAACATTTATATTTTCAGAACTGGTTCCTGTTTTAATACTATCCATTAATGTATTATTCCATATGTAGATTTCTCCTGCAAGATGTGAATAAGGTGATATATCTAACATTTGAATAGACGAACCTCCTACTTTTAGCCAAGTTGTAACTTGTGTAGTTATAGGAAAACTCAAACTCGTCAATGTAGACATAGCATCAAAAGTTAACTTTCTTAATCCTGTTAATGTTGTAAGATCAAGTGTAACATATTTTGCATTATTAATATCTAAATCTAATACTTTATTGGATGTAGGCCAGATAGTTGTAGTTAACAATGAATTGCCAATTGTTGCTGTTCCTGAAAAATTAGTTATATGAGATAAATCTAAATGTCTAATTTTAGTTCCAGCTAAATTAAAAGTTGTAAAACTATTTGTACTTAAATTATCAGTATTTGTAAAACTAACTGAATCACAGTTGGTTTGATTCAACAAACTAAATACCCCTGAAAATCTATGAATCCCACTGGCATCAAAAGTGCCTGTAATATTACATCCAGATGCATCTAAATAAGTTACTTCGCCTGTATTATTACTGTTTAATATATAATTAGTTACACCTGCATTATTCATAAGATAAATAGGGCCCGCAATTGGTAATCCAGAAATATCAACCACTCCTGTTAAAGCTAACCCATTAAGATATAATTCTGTAATAGTTTGTGAAGTGGTAGGAAATAATACAGATGCTAATTCAGTGTTGCCTTGAAGTTGAATAGAACCTCTTAGCCTTTCTAATTTACTTAAATCAATTGATAATAGTTTTTTACTATTAAACCCTGAAATAGTTTTAATACTGTCATTATTAGGAATAGTTCCTAAACTAACATTAACAGTCTTTGTAGTAGCGTCTGCGTACGACTTAGAAGGAGTATTACTATTAATTGTAGACCCATCCCCCATGTCCCAACTTGCAACACCGCCTGAAACAGTAATAGAAGGATTAAAAGTATCACCAGGTCCCGAATTTGTTGTTAAAGTTAATGCGTATGATAATCCAGTTACCTGATAACTTGAATCTGTATACTGCCAATTGCCAGGAGTATTACCAGCCGTTGCTGTTGCTTGTACTGCAAATCTTAGATGATTATCTACATCCAAAGCTTGAATTATATAAGTTGTATCAGTTGCGCCTGAGATGTCCGACCATCCAGTTAACCCATCCGCGCTTGTTTGCCATTTTAAATTTGGAATACCTTCAGGATCGCTGTCTGGGTCAACAAATCCAGACCAAGAACCTGTAAGAGTATCAGCTTCTTGCGCAGTTCCTGTAAATCCTATTGTAGTGTAATAAGGAACATCATTTGCGGATGTGGTTGCACTATCAATAGCCCAACCTGAAGTTAAATAATTAACTCCATCACCCAAACTTCGAATTCGGAAAATAACTTCGTGGTTGTCTGCTAATCCGGCTATTGTGTCACCTACAGAACTTTGCGGAATTATGCTTGATATTGTTGCATAAGTTCCGTTTAAAGTTGACGCACTATCTAATTGATAGTAAGTTGCATTAGCAACAGTATTCCAACTTAAAACAATTGAATCTTCACTTATTGCAGTAGCATTAAAAGAACCCGGAGCAGATAAAGTTATAGGAGCGCCTGGAGTTGTCCTATAATCAATCAAACTATATTTGTAAATTCTATAAATTCCTGATCCAAAAACTGAGACCAAATAGGTACTCATATAACCGTTTGTATTGACAAAAGTATCTTTACTTATCCCGTTAGATGAAGAAAATGGGGAACCAAAAGTTGCTGTATGCGTACCGTCACCAATTAATTGAAATGTTGTACTTCCTTGATCTAATGCGCCCGTAGTATCAGGCGTTATTTCAATGTCACTTGTAACCGACAATGGCTCTGAATGTGTATTTCGTAATTTTCTAAAATTTATTTTGTAGGGGCTTTCTAAAATATTAAAAGTTGAAATAGAATCTATAATTTGCTTAGAGGTCATCGTCAAACCTGATGCTTGTAGATTCCGTATGTCTGTTTTTATACCTGAACTATCAACTGTATAAAAAGGATCAGTTTCAACACCACCTGCTGTTTCCTGAATACTCCCATCCAAAAATTTCAAAGGTTTTAAAAGATTAATCTGCGCCGAATCTTTTGTATCTATTTGATTTACTTTAATTTTTTGATATGTTTGTGCATTAATTTGAATGCAAATAATTGATAATATGACTATTAGTATTTTTTTCATGGATACATGTTATTTATTGTTACACAACTTTTTTCGTCTAAATATTCAAATATTATTTTATTGATAACACCAGTATCTTTATCATAATTTCCAAATGTATAATCATATGCATCAAAATTAGGAATATGAACCCCATCGCCTATTAATATCAATTTAGCAGACCCTCCTTCAATAGCCCCTGTTGCTATTGTAAAAACATCATCTGTAGCTAATATTTTCCCTGTAATTATTGTTAATGATCTTGTAAAAGGAATAACTGCTATATAATCTATTTTAACTACTTTAGTAAAATCACTTCTCAATTGAAGTTCTTCTGTCGTTATTGTTAAACTTTTAAACATATTATTGTGTATTATCAATTATTATAAAACCTTCACTATCTTTTATAATAAATCTTTCAATATCTTTTATTCCTTTATCAAAAAAATCAGAAACAAAAATTCTAAACTTTTTCATATTCTGATATGTTACATTAATCTTATTCTGGTATATTACATTAATCTTATTCATTATACAGTCACCTCACCTTCTACGATTAATAATCCTTTCATTATAGTACTTACATCAGTACCATCTGTAAGCTGCATATCATACTTATATTTTCCATTAACAACAAAACCAGTATCCTTTACATTAAATACAGTTGTATAAATCGTTATTTTAGGATCTGATCCCTCACTTGAAAATGAACGAATCAATGTTGAAGATGTATCGCATGTTCTGACTGTCATATCTAATCGCATACCTGTCATATCCAATTCAACATAATTCCTTTCTACCAAAAAAGAAATATCAATAGTATCATTCTGAATAAACACAAGGTCTATTTCTGCTAATTCAACATTATATACTATTGTTGACATAATATTAATAATTTAAAATAGGTTTAACATTAATTGCAATCAATCCTTTTTTAGTATTTTCAACATCAAATTCAACTAATGAATCTTTTTTAATCACACCACCTAATACTTTTGTGCAATGGAAAAATATTTCTGATGCATTTATATCATCCAATATGATAAAACCATATCCTTTTGATTCATTATAAAATTTTACTTTACCTGTATTCATCATTAATCAATTATAAAATTTATATTTATTAAGTTATCCTCCCTGCTATTTTTTTTGTTGCTAATAAATTAAATGCAGCAGATGCAGCATCAACCTGATCTTTAAAATTTCCAAATGGAAAAAATCTGAGCTCTTCTATAAAATCATGGTTCCAATCTCCCCGCAACAACATCACATTTCCTTCATTTACCTGTACTGAAAATGGATCTGCCCTGTATATTTTATCCCCTTTTGGCAAATCTTTATGTACTACAAATCCTGCTAAATTTCTCATAGTAGCTTCTGCTGATTCTTTTCCACCTGAATTATGTACCACTACATCATTTACTAAAAAACTTTCCCCATCTTTCACTGCAATACACCTACACAACATTTTATCCATTTTTTCAATAGACACGATTGGATCTGAAATATATGGCTGGTCAAAATTCAAATGATTAAATATTTTTAATTTTTCTCCTTTAATTCCGTAAACAGGAATATATTTTGCAAATCTTCCCATTGATCCATCACTTCTTCTGGTTGTAATCCTATAACAAAAATGTCTTGTTTTTTGAAATTCATCTTTATAATTTCGTTTTCTTAACATTGTATAAATTCCAAATCGTAATAATGTGCTTTGGGTATCTTTTAATAAATCCAAATTTGTGCTATAATATTCTACACATGGATGGTGTTTTGTGTTCATCACGGAACCATCACACGCTAAATAAGCCCCCAAAAAATTAGCTACACAAACATTATCTGCTTTTAAAACCCATTCAGGGATTCTTTTTTGAAATGTGTTTTTACCTGCTAAACCCCTATTTTTTAGCCAATCTTTAATACCTCCTGAAATATAATATGTCCAACCTTTACTTCCACCAACATGTACTTTAAACCCTAATTTTTCAGCACAATAAATTATATCCTTGCCCTCAAGAACATCTGAACAAACTATATTTGAATTACATGTTATTTCTTTATTTTTTGTCCATGTACAACAACCATCACCTACAAAATATCCAGCTAATCTACACTCTTCAATAGACGGAAATGATGTTATTTTTATTTGAATATCAGTTTTTAATGCTAAATTATCATCAATTTGTAAATGATCTGCGTTAACCCATCCATTAGGCGTTAAAAATGGATGATTATATGCTGTGTGTATCTCTCTTCCTGAATCAGTAGTAATTTTTAATATAGGCAATGTTCCTTGTTGATATATTTCTAATACTTTTGTAGATTTTCCTTTCCAATTAATTACAAAATCCCCTTTTTTAACATCTTTTAATTTTTTTAATATCCCATTTGCCATTTGAACTTTTTCATCTTCCCAAATTGGCCCTGGTTCCTGCTCAATTCCTATTTCACAATCCCTTTCATCAGCTTGTGCTGTTTGTTTAATTATCCGTTCCCTTTTTTCTGCTTCCCATTGTCCTTTTCGAACATCAACAACTATGTATTTGCCATTAGTAAGTTTCACTATTTTAACCCCTGCTGTCCGTTTTCCTCCCCCTTCTGTCCCTGCTTTGTCCCAATAACGCATCATTTGCATAAGATGAGAAGAATTAGGCAAATGGTCTATGATTTGGAAATTATCTACTTTAAACATCCCTCCCCCGGGAGGTGTTGGGCTTTGTCCTATTTGCCCGGCATATCCATATTGCCCAAGGTCTGCTTCAAGTTCTTTCAATGCTGCTGTACTTAAACGTACAGGATCTAACAACCCTTCTTCCGAATAATTTTCAATAAGTTCAAGTGGGCTAACTTTATCACGATAATTCACAATTTCCCCCGGGAGACAAATGTGCTTTATTTGTTTTCCTTCTTTAATTTTTTCCAGCAAATGCCCTGTTGGGTCACTATTGTGTAACATCACTAAACCTGATAAAAAATCATGACAAGGTGTTGTAATATCATACACCAAACCTTTATATTTTTCAACTTCTAAGTGATTTATTTTAACACACATCCATTTACCATTAATTCTATTAATCGGTAATTTTTTATATTTCACTGTGTTATTTTCAGAAATCCCCCAAAAGTTAGAAGAAATATCACAAATTGTTGCTCGCAATTCATACGGAATTAATTTCCCTTCTATTATACGGCCTTTTCCTGGCCCTGTCTGTATTTTACATTTATATGAAGGTTTTGAAGCATATATAGAAGAAATTACATTAAAAGATAGTAAGGTATTTTGTATATCTGTTAATAATTGCAAGGATACAGAAGTTAGCCTAATCGAATTACGAATAATACTCCCATCCCCTAACCAATACCCCTTTAATAGCTGTGCAAAATATTCTTTAGGTAAAGAAAAAATCCAATCAGGAAGGTGTTTATTTCCTGCCCCTACTCCAAAATTATTTTCTAAAAATAATGCAAATTGATACGAAGAAAACCTAACACAAAAACTATTATATTTTGTATCATTTACATGAACTGAAATTTTATATTTTTTTAAAATAGCTACTGTATCTGCTATCATTTCTTTATCCTTATTTCCAAAGGAAAAACGTACTACATGTGATATCCCTCTTCTTCCTTTTACTAAACACCCTTCTGCAAGCCAATACCCAACAACTCTCCAAAAATTAAGATCATTTATAATTTCGTTTGATATACTTACTGCTGCTTTTCTCTTTATTTTATATTTAGCAATATACAAATCAATAATTTGTCTGTTTTTAAACCCAAAATATTCTGCAAGTTCTGTACTACTCTTTCCTGCATCTACTAATTTTTTTAATACTTCATAAGGAACACGTTTAGTATCCCCATTAAAATTTGATCTGAATATTTTTGGAGATTTATCTTTTATAGGCATTTCCGGCCATAATTCAGATAATACAATGGATTCTTTATGTTCTGTAATAGGGTATAATAGTATATCTTTTAAATTCAAATCACCTGCTTTTACCCAACCTCTTTGAGTATATATTTGATGTGTTTCTGTTACTTTTATATTTTCAGGATGCCCACTGGGGCATATACTTATGATATTTCCATCATACTCCCTATTAAAAACACCTTGAACATTTTGTTTTCCAAAACTTGTATATACAACATCATCTAATTTAAAATTTTGAATTTCTTTAAACCCATTTGGTGTATATATTCGTGTTTCTGGTAACAAACATTGATGTAAGCGCTGCATCACTAATATTGTAACAGAAACTTCTTTATCTATTTTACGTGTACTGGCAGATTGGTCAATCCAATCGTTTGCAATTTTCAATAAAGCTTCTGAAACAGCTTGCTTTGGATTTAGCGGATCGTCCCATATGTTTATATGCCCGTGAAACCCCATTATCGTGCCCCCTACCGAAGTAGAATACCTTCCCCCACCTAATACTGTCCTACTGGCCTTCCCTTTATAATCACGTATTTTAAAAGCAATCCTGTAATTAGACTTAGTATCTTTATCTTCTTTGATAATTATATCCGGGAACAACAATTTAAATTTATCAGACCGTATAATATCACGGCTTTTTTCTGCACTTTCCAAACTAAGGTCACTACTGTACGATCCGGTAATAAATTTCATCCAATACCATTTTGTCCAACACCAAACCGGGAACATAACACTGCATATAATCGTCTTTGTAGTCCCGGGTGGAATATTTGTTATCAAATCATATAACTTTTTTTCTTTTTTTCCTACCCGTTCAGCAATTTCTTCAAGTTGTCCACAAAGATATGGAATATGCCAGTTTATTTTCAATTCGTCGTCACTGACTTCATTCCAAAAACACTGCACAAACTCGAACAACGTCAACCCCCCCAAGCTAACAATAGCCGCATAAGGGTTTTCCAGGGCAGTCTTAAGTATCTCATCCCTGGTATATACAGTATTATCTTTTCGATTAATTATCGGATACCCCATGCACGGAACTAATATTTTTAATTGCTATACTTTTTATCATGGCTTTCTCATCATCAGTAAGCACTTCCATATCCAATTTTTTGGAAATGTCCACATCTATCCGCGCATCAATTTCTGCCCGGTGCACATCCATCCACGAATCCCTAAACCTGTTTTTCAAATAAAAGATAATCGCTGTCACGTCAGGGGGCATGTGTTTAGTTGTAGTTTTTACCAAATCCCTGATTTCCCCTTGCCTATCCACATGTTGTGACTTTTCTATTTCCGTGTAACTATACCCAAGTGCCCTTTGCCCCAAAGTTTCCCCAACTTTCATCCCGAACAACCAATGCCCCTCAAGATAAGCTTCCCGAAAATCAACATTCTGTTGTTTCCACTTATCAACACAAATATGGGACACGTTAAAAAATTCAGCTATATCACATATACGTGCCCCCATCCTGGCCAAATAATAAACCTGCCGTGTAAAATCATTCTTAAACTTTATCCGCGGCCCCCCTCTTTCAGGATATGGTAAATCTTCTTTATCAAAAACCCCCTTTTTCAATTTATCTAAAAAATCAGGATTATCAATTCCATCTGATCCTTTAACCAAAGGAAACCTATCGATAATATCTTTTTCTTTAGGTATTTTTGATTTTACTGGTTTTTTCCTGCGCATCATAATCAAAATCATTTAAAAAACACCATAAATATATAACATTAAACAATAAAAAACAAAACAACAATAAAAAACACCACAAACCAAAATATCCACACTATTGATTAACATATAAAATTTAAAAATCCCAGTCCTTTATATAGAGAAAACATAAAACAAAACACCTTCTCTTTTTTCACTTTGAATTTTTCGTAAAATTTTTTGATAATATTTTTTTCACTTTGAATTTTTCTAAAAAAATTTGGGAATATGTGAGGGGGGTCCTCCCGTCCCCTTTTTCGATTTGACACGCCGTACGAATCCCCGCCGCCTGCCTGTCTGCACTCATCACGTGTACTGCATGTCGTGTATTGTGTATATCATACAGTATGCGCACATCATATACATGTGATAAGCATATGTATATCAATTATCAATTATCTATTATCTATTATCTATTATCAATTAGTATATATTCCTGATAGGATGTGTACACATGCACAAGGTACGTGTTGATGATTATCAGTTGTGCTTATCAGTTATGTAATATATCACAGATTATGCGGAATGATAATCATATTTATTATTGAATTGCTGTTTTGTGATTATCAGCGTAGCTATCTATGATTATCAAGTATTGCTATATATGATTATCAATATTACAACTCATATATCAGTACAATGATGGTGTATGGTGTATTAACATGCATGATTAGCATAAGTGATTATATGTAATTATTGGTGATTATACAGGCTAATATATAGTGATTATACAGATTGATATTCTCATGTATCCCGCACAGCTACTGGGATGCACGCACACGTGCGTTTTATATCATATAGCACGGGGGGGAGGGAGGGACCAAAGGGAGGGGCCAAATAGCACACTTTTTTTATTCTCTTCTTTGTTCTTTTTTTATTCTCTTTATTATTCTTTATTTCTCTTCTCCCCCCTATTCTTTCCCCCCTATTCTTCCTCTTCTTACCTTATACTATATTATCACCTTTATATGTTCTTTTTCCCTTTGATTATACATTTAACCTGGTTTTTGATCCTTGGTTCCTTTCTCTATTCCCTTATACCCTTTACCCTAT